TCCGCAAATTTCTTCTCAATCATTTCAAACAGCGCCCATCGCGTCCCAAGCAGCTCAAAATCCCTAGCCACTTGCGCCCGCTTCTGTTTTTCCGTCAGCGGCTTTTCGGGCAGTTTTGGGATTTCTGTCTGCGGACCAATTTCATGAGCCAGCTTGTGAAATATTTTTTTGCCGTCATTACGAAATACTATGCCGAGTTGAAACCACCTTCTGCCGTAGTGACTGATATTAAAACTAAATGGATAATCGTGCGGATGCTTAAAAACGTTAATCCAAAATGGTATGGCAATAGCCCAAAAATCAGGGTATTTGCTTAGCCCCGGCCTAGCTATATCCTCGTGCTTTGCTTCGCGGTAAAGTTTTATGCCAAACATTTTTTACACCATTCCCTTCTTCGGTTCCTGTAGCCGCTTGAAATCGGCCTCTGCGTTTTTATAATGATCAAGAAATTCTTCCAGTTCCAGGTTGCGGCCCTGTCTTTGGATTCTCATATACTCTTCGCGCTCGTGGTTGTTCCTGAAACTCTGCTCTTCGTAGCTATCCTGAATCCACTTTATGATTCGTTGGAAACTTATGTCTCCGCGCAAACGATAGAGGGACGCTATTACATCTTTATCGGGGGAAATCATATGATCCTCGCATCAGATTCAAAAGTTAACTCCATACAGTCAGCGTTCCTGGCGACTTCTGGCAAAAACTCCCCTTCGAAGTAAAATACAACTTGATCATGTAGCCTATTTTCTGCTGATTGTTCAATTTGTACGATCTTGACTCCTGATGGAAGCCTTAACATGCGCTCAAGATCACTGTAGTCAATTCGAGCTTTGGCAATTCTTTTTATGCTACTCCCCTCCTGCCTTTTTCTTGCACGAAGCATAAGCCATATCTCTAACACATGCTTCCGGAATTGTATTTTCATTGCATTGAGCACAGTATTGCGGTGCCTCATATTTTACTTGTCCTGTTTCTCCCGGCACCCAAACAATAGGGCTTGTCAATTTCAGAAGCAGACTTTCATTCATCGCCAAAATACGGTTATTCTGCTCGATGACCTTCTCGGCAATCTCGATCAACTTTGGGTCGGGATTAATAATTTCCGGCTTGCCTGTTTGCGCTTGTTCGTGTAAATTCATTGTGCTTCCTTTCTGTAGTTCGAAATCTATGTCATATTCTCCCCGCCTTATAGCATCAATCAGGTGCCTCATCGCTATCCTTTCTGCCATTACGTCTTCTGATATTTCCGCCATAGGGCTCGCTGGATTGTATATTGCAGTTTTTCGGCGTCAGAGCGCATCATATTGCGCTTGCATATTCTTAATCTTGCCCGCTCCATCCCGCCGTTCGGGTCTCCAATATCTTTGTAATACTGCTCCAACTCATCATTTAATTCTTGCTTAACCATTGCGTTTACTTGTGCTAGGAGCAATTTGTCCTCGGGCAACAGTTTTTCAAGCACCGGGGCGTCGAATTCTCCATCATCTTCTTGTTTTTGTCCGACGCGCTCAAGACATGCCGTTGTATCAGAATTTACTGACGGCCACCCGCCCGCACTCATGCCATACCCTATACTGCGCATGACGGGAGCGTGTAAGCGACATGATCCCTGGTTCTGGTTGTCTTCTCCTATGCCATACCCCTCGTGCAAAACAAAAGCCTGACATGTGCCGCATTCTTTTTTCTTGTCCATAATTATTTCCCTTCCGACCGTAGGTTGTGCGGTTCTTTGAATTTCATAGTCAGCCAACAACGCCATCACATGCCTTATGCAATATATTTGCGTAGCATCAACCCGAACGCACCATATTCCGCACCATGGACCAGGGCAGCCTCCCGTGCAGTGTGCAAACTCTGGTTGCTGTTTTAGTTCTCTTAGTAAGTCACGCATTTCTTTTTGCCGCTTCGTCTATACTCTCCCGTGAATCTGCAACCAGCCCTTCTATGCGCCACCAAAACGATCTTTCATGTGCGGTCCCGCGCACTTCTCTCAGGTCAGGCATAATTCTTTTTAGTTTAGGTATTATTCTATCCACGTCGGCCTTTAAATACCCAGCTTCAACCGTAAGAGGAAAACAATCTGGTTTTTCGAAAACAAAACAGCGCACATATGCTTTTGCGTCGCCAATAATAGAATCAAGTTTTTCTTGCACCATATTAATAACAACGGCGTCTTCATCGTCGCGATTAAGCATTTGTCTCATTGCTATCCTTTCTACGCCTGCGCTCCCTGAAACAGCGCATACTCTCTCCCCCCCGATTTTTCCCCTGAAGGGGCCAGCGTTTCCGCGCCCATGTCCGGCATTGCGCTTTCAGGACCGGCTAATTGTGGCTGAGCTTGTCCCGGTATCTGTAGTCCTGTCATTTTCTCAATCACGTCTCTATCTTCCGGAAGCAGCTTGTCCGTATCCATTTCCAGAGACTTGATTTTTTCGCGCAAGACTTCCTTGATTCCTTCAAGCCCGAGGATCTGTTTTTCTTCAGGTGAAAGGGTTGCGGAGAATTCGTTTCTTCGCACCGACTGCTGTTCTTTTGCGATGAGCGAGGATGACCCACGGGCAATAACTTTTGCGTCCAAATACGGGCTGGAATACTCGTCGTTTTTGTTCTCCCAGAGGTTTGTTTGATACTGCTTGGTCACGGAAGGTTGAATGGTTCCGAAGTCAATATTTTTGGCGTATGATTTAACGCCTCGCGAGCTTTGCGTAATAAACATTGATGTTCCGGACGCCGTGCTTGTTACTCCCGAGGAAGACTGGTCCCCTCCATGAGTAATACGTGGAACCCCGCTCCATTCGTCTGCCAGAGTATGACAGGCTTCAAGAAATTGCGATAATGGCCCTGTATGAAGCTGTGGCTGAAAGAACCTGACAACGGGAGATTCCAGCATCGCCTTTGACGTAGACTTAAACACTCTCTCCTGATACAGCGCGGTATCGTTGCGATCTTCCAGCCGGTCAACCGCTATTTCCGCCATAGGGCTCGCGGCAAACGAAGCATTGCGTCCACAGGACCGGAGAACCGCATTGCACAGGCTTGCGATATCCCAGAGAAGATCTGGCATGGCCTTATTCCAGAAACGGTCAGGATCTTCGATCAGGGAGGTCTTATAGTACGGTTTCTGCCCGAGCGGATCAGGATTCAGCCTCGCCATGATCACATCATTGCCGATCATTTCAGCCCAGATATCATATTCCCGGTCGGGATCGTCGATTAATCCCGGCTGCATTCCCCACTCAAGCAGGAGCCTCCCCGGAGCCGTTCCCCAGAAAATCAGACAATCAATATCTGACCCGAATTCAAACGTGGACTTCTTTTCTATTTGCCTTTTTTCCGTATCGAGCAACGTCCATTCGTGAAGCCCGCCCGACAAGTGATCGTTCAAAACTTTTCGGATAGCGTCTTCTTTGTAGCCCTCAATGTCTTTAGCGTTGTATAGATCTTTGCGCTTATATGAGGCGAGCTCAAACAAATACCCGTCGTTAATCCCTGAACTATGGGGTTCGGGGTATATTTTGTCAGGAGCAACACGCGCCCACGTATCAATCTTTCTCTCTTCGATAACCGTTTCATATTTTCTCGTGGTTTGATTAAATTTCTGGGTAAATCTGCGGTCGCGTTTGAGCGTCGGACCCTTCAGAAAACAGGCCGGATAGGTGACAAAATCATAAAGCAGAGCCTTGACCGCTTCTCTCCATCCGCCCTCGGTCAATTGATCGTCGATTTTCTGCGTCATTTTCTCTACCGCTTCTTTGGCCTTCCGCTTCATTTCGGCAAGGAATACGACCCTCATGGTAGGCATGACTTCTTTGGTCCGCTCTTCAACTTCGTCAACGGTGGGGACTCTTCCTTGCGCAAGCGCTTCATTGTAAACCATGGCGGCTATGCGCTGTTCGATCATCTGCCCCATCGTATCTTGAATTTCTTTCGGCAGATCCGGTATCGGAGTAGGTTCGAGGGTCCAGGACCTATCGCCGGGAGTCAGGATAATATCGGACAGCCAAGCCTCCAATGCCCTGCATTTCACGTCTATAATCGGGTCATAAGGAGGATCATAGTCCTGCCCAAAAACATTCTTGATTGCGGCAAGTTTGGCAGGTTCGTATTGTTGGTCCCTCGCTCTTTTTGCTCGAACAATCTGCGCATCAACCCCGGAGGTCTCGCGATGTTGTTTTGCCTGTGCCCACTCACCGTGTAAATATCCCGACAGGCTGCCTATAACCTGTGTAGACGCGGCTGTATTGGTCGCGGACCTTGTCGCCGTAGCAGTAACGTCAGAGGTTGTCTCTGAAAACGACCTGGGCGTTCCCATAGGCACTTCGCTTTGCCGCACGTTAAAACTCGTAGGCGTCTGGGGCGCCATAAGCTCCGCTTCTGATGGCATCGCTGATTGTTCGAATTCGTTTTGCATTTACGCACTCCCTGAGATAAGCGCAGACGGCTTGACTATCTCAACGTGTATATCTCCCTTCTCGATGTACGGCTGGCTGATTGCCACCATCGGAATTCCATTCTTGAAAAACACGGTCCCGTTGTCTTTTGGGTTGGCGTGTTCTGTAATGTTCTTAATTGAGACTCCGGCCAATTGCATTCTCCTGAGTAGCGCCGATTGGTCGATGTTTCCTTTTGAATCCCGCAATCCATGATCGGATACGCCAAGTTCGTCCAGGCACCGGAAAAACGCTTTATCCCTCGCCTTGAATAGTTTGTAGACCATATCGGGCGAGAGCTTGTATTTCACCTGCATGCGTTCTTGCAGATTCTTTTTTACTTTGTTTCTGAGGTTTCCTAGGCTACCCATTAGTTCTCCAAACATTCAACGTCTTCTTGCTTGCCTATCGGGTGTTTTTTTAACTGCACCTCAAACATCGGCACAGAACGCGAATAATATCCAGACGTTGAGTGTGAATGTGAGCGCGAACGGCGATATTTACTCCAATAAATAAAATGTATGGAATATTCATGGCGTCCACGCTTGTCTATCCCAAAACTACGTTCACTCATGTATGGCTTTTTAAATAGGTCAACCCAATATGGGATGGTGATGTGCCAGCATTGGGGCAACCCATCCTCATTCAGGCGCTTCCCAATCCCGTGAGGAAGATGCGTTAAATCCTTTGTCGTGTGATATAGTTTCATATCGGCTCCTTTCTATTTCGGACGGTCAAGACTAAATGCCCACCGGCAGTCTTTTCTTGCAATTTCCAAAATCTTTTTTGCGGTCCAGTCTTTTTCAATGGCAAAATTAAAAGCTTTCTCCCTGCCGTCTTTATGTACGGCGTAGCCTCTTACTGCGTCTATGTAGGGAAGCATGTCCGGCTTATACTTTTCAAATTTGACAATCTGGAAATTCTCATCGCTTATAACGGGGGGCTTTGCACTGGATATTTTTGGCACCATGATCGCGGCAACCGCGCCACCGAAAAACAACATTATTCTTTTCAGAAATGATCTGCGTGATAACCTCATACTATGCCCCCCTCTCGCTGTTTGCAGAATGATGAACGCAACCGAAGTTTTCTCCGACCCAGAAAGATCCATCTTCATCTTCACTGTAAATTAGCATATCTGCCCTTTTTTTCTCGGGCTGGCAATGATCTTCTTGTAGTTTTTCGCTGTTACAGTGCCCCGTTTCATCTCGGGATGTGCAAGTTATGCATTTATTCATATGCTCCCCTTCCTCATACAGTCCTTATACTTCGGCATAGCCCTTGTTTTCAGATTGCCGATCAAGCCATGCTTCCAGCCTTGCCATTGGGGACGCTAAATATTTACAGTACTCCCCATATTTTTTGATGTTAATTGTGTACGCCAGCTTTTGAGGAATGCCGTACTGCATTGCAATTACTATCTGGCTGGATGTTGCCGATCTTGGCACGCTACCTCCCGATGCCGAAAATTAGCTTGATCCATGAAACGGTGAAAATCTCCCGCGCTTCTACTGAGCAACCTTTGGGGAAAATGGTCTTCCCTTGGACCTTACCGACTTCATAGGCCACGCTTGCGCTACTTGCTTCGTGGATAAACTCCACGAGGCCCGTGGGTCGGTCGCCCATCATGGCGTATTCCGCAATGGTTATGATGTATTTTTTCATTTTCATTTCTTTTTCCTTTCTGCTTTATTTTTCTTCAGCGCGTCAAGAATGGAAGTTTTAATGCTTTCTCGAAGCCATGCCACTTCCGGCGCGGGTATGCCAGACGATTCCTCTATTTGGCGGTCTACCGCAGTTATGTTGTCTTTCTTTTTAGCCCGATCTGCGCCGGACAATTCTTTCTGCACTTCTGTTTTCAAGATTGCCGATAAAACTGCTTTCACGTCCTCAAATACCTTATCGTGACTTATGTGGAATAATGCATCGCCATTCCATCGTAACTTGTCGTCCTTATGCAGCTCGGCAACCCGTTTCAAATTTACTTCTACCGTGCTTATTCTTGCAAGAATTGCTTCAAATTCCTTCCTGCTTATAAACATTTATTTTGATTTCCCTTCTGCCTTAATCGGCTGGCACCCGTAAAAAACCTCGGCCTCACAGTCATTGCGTAGAATTACATCCATAGCAAAAGCGATGGACGAACGATTCATAAACATGCTGGTTCCAGAAGCGGTATCCATCAACGTCCCGCCAATATCTGGGGAAAATGCCGCGCTGAATACTTCATCCTCCATTAATTGCTCTGATATTATTTGAGCTAAATCGTATGCGTCTGCAAAAAAAGCGACCGTAAATGATTTGTCGCAAACAAGCGCTATGGGTTTCTGAAAAAGTTCCCCTCCAATCACCGCCGTATCGCCCTTGCGTAGAATTTTATTTTTATAGGTTGTCCTCCACAACTTAGGCAACCTGCGATATATAATGCTTCGCGCCTCTGCGCACATTACCCTGTAATCGCGGGGCTTGGGTTGATCGCTTACCTGTTCTGTCGTCTTCGCCTCTTCCTGCTTCGGCGCACAGCGCTTGCAGTAGTAGGGAGTGACTATCTCCTTTTTTTGCTTTATCGGATTGCCCGCATAATCTACGACGATAAACTGTGGCGTTGTTTTAATCCATGACCCTCCCTCAGCTGCTAGTTCTTTTTTGATCGTACAGCCGCAGGTAGCGCAATCGACGGTTTCGGATACGGGCGCTTGCTCTGTCGCGGGCTTATATTCCGGCGCCTGTAAATCAGACAATGATTTAAGCGTGTTTATGAAGGCAGTGGACGAAGTAGCTATAGCGGCATCAAGTTCCCGCCGCTCTTTGTCTATCCATCCTCGGAATAAATACCCGACTATAAACATGCATATTGCAACTAAAATTATCCCGGCTATTATCATTTTTATTACCGTCCCTTCCTTTCTTCCCGCCTCTTTCCGCGCCTTCACACTCTGCTACGTATACGCACTCGCCGGGGGTTTCTTGGAGGAAACCGATGACGGTCCCAAAATTCCAGCTTGCGTTACTGAATTGCTTGAAGGAAGTGGCAATCTCCCACGCACATAATTGGCAATAGCCCTGCTGATCACCCGGTCGTCAAACTTTCCCTGGACGGCTTCCATCCCGCCGTCGTCTTGATGGGCAAACGTAAGCATTTCTCCGAGCGTTTCCGCGTCTCTGAAATTCTGGGGATGATCTCGATACTCGGCAACAAGCGCGTCGATCAGTCCTCCTTTGGCCGTCTTGGATCTTCCAGTAAACCAACCGTAACGCTTTCTTGGTTTATTCGGAGGCTCGATCACGGTTTCAACGTAGATGTTCGGATAATCCATGTTGACCAGTTTCGTTACGGTCGTATTGCCGTGATTATTTCTTTCGGGAGCAACCCATGCTATGTTGTAGCGCTTCCCGACGTGGTACATGAGCGTCCCGAACAAATCTGGGTCAATATGGCCGTGCCACGTTGCCGCGTCCTTTCCGGAAAGTTGCTCAACAACATGCAGAGAATCGAAATCGCCCTTCTCAAGTCCTTCTGCTACGTCCCCACTGACAACGTAGGCCATGCCCGGCTTAGGTTCTTCATAGACGACCAGCAAACTATCCGTCTTCCCCATCTCAGGAGTTGTAGACATCCATTGCCCGTTCGACAACAGACACGAATAAAACTTGCGATTGTCCTTTGTCGCCTGAAGCTCTTCTATTGCTTTCTTTTGGAGGGCTATCTTCTGAGTGGGGAACACCGGGCGACCGCTACCAAGGAATGCGCTTTCCGGAGTGGTGGCGTATTCCTGCTCAAACTCTTCTTCACTCCCGCCGCACTCGTTCGCTATCGTGTCCCTTCTCCATGCGAGATGGGCATCGTTAATGCCATGCAGGGCGACAAGGGCCTGTTCTTTTTCCGTCCGGGTAAATCCCGGCTCAGGATCACGCACATATTCGCCATGGCAGAACCACGGGATGAAAATGCTTGAGTAGGCGTTATCTTTATCGGCCTTCTCGTTTATTACCATTTTCCATGCGGGCTTGCCCTTATACAGATATACGGTATAAACGTACCTCGCTCCTATGAAACGTTCGTAGAATTCATTCCCGATCCCGAACGCGGTGGATTCTATAAAGACCTCTGATTCTGGGTCTGATTTAGGAACGCACTGAAGAATAGATGTGAGGATTGATTTCGCGGTATGCTTTGGGTATTTTGCGAGCTCGGACAGATGGAGATAATTGATTGTCTGTGAGGTTCCTACGTTATCGGTCCCCGCCGTTCCGACGCGGATTGCCGAGTCGATCCCGGCAAAAACCAGTTCAGAGGCGTTTGAATATTTAATGTCCGGCTTCCATTCTATCAGCGGTATGTTCTCGTGCATCCGCTTAACAATGCCAAATAGGTGAGCGGTCGCCTTTGGTTCCTGCGTGACAAACATCGCGGTTTTGTGAGAATTGGTTGACGTGCGCCAATAGTTTTTCGCCAGCCGGTCGGTCGAAATACCAAACTGACGGCCTTTCAGCATGATAATTCTTACAAGCCGGCCACTCTTTCGGATATCTTGCTCTATTTCTTCAACGATTTTTTGGACAGTATTTCTTTCGAGTGGGACTAGTTGGGATAGTTTGTTTTTAATGCGAATAATACGCTTGGAATAATACTCATATGAGGCCCGCAGGCGACGCTCGAATGTTGCTTTAATCTGCTCTTCAGATTGAACAGATATATTTTCTTCCGTCGCCACAGGTGCCATTATTTCTCCGATGCTTCTTTTGATTCTTTTTCGAGCCGCTTGATTCGATCAGGGTATGATTCTGTTACTACCTCTTGCACCTGCTTCAACATCCCGCGTCGTTCGAATACCGTCCGGAGCGCTGCATGTGGATCTGTGACCTTAACCTTCCGGTGAGTTCCAAGCTGCGTCTCGATGAACGTGACTTCCTTGAGGCAGTAGGCTTGTTCCTCTGTCAACTCACTCATGGGCCTAGCATTGTCTTCGTTGTCCACCAAATCCTTGAAGTTCACCCGCGCCAACCATGTCAATCGGCGGTCGGCTTCTTCCGCAGACATTAAAGCTGTTTGGTTCTTTTTCTCCTGTAACTCCTTGATTTTGGCTTGAACGTTAGGCTTTGATAGAGTACGAGACGCCCATACTCTCGCACCTGCCTTTGCTACTCCGCAGCGTTCAGCGGCTTTTTGACCATTTAAATCAATGACATACTCATAGGGAAACCGCTCTTCCCTTAGATTCTTTTTTATTTTTCCCTTCTTTTTTTTCTGTTCTAACACAATCCCTTGTATCCCTTTCTCCACCAACCACAATTCAGCCAATTATCTTGCTATGCCTTTACTTGCGAGAATGGCTTATTTTAAATCGTGCGAAGATTAATTTTTGCCCACGCTATCCTTTCCTCGCGTTCTCGCACTGCTGCCGGATCTCTGGGGTAAGTGGCTGCGCGGTCCTAAGAACGCGGAGGGCGTTTTGTCTTGTTATTTTGATCTCTTGCGACATAGATTTTAATTTTTTTGAACATGTAAACTACAAACGCAATTAAGGCCCTATAGCTATATGCTGGTATTATTTCATGTATTGACCAAAAAAATAAGCCGTCAAAATCGTCAAAATCGTCAAATGGGGAATTGAGAAAGGTTGGCAGTAGCCCGCATGGTTTGCGGCCCTACTTTTAAGGCGGGGTGAAACGAACGGTAAGGCCCTACGGGGAACTTCTAGGGCTCCCGTATTTGGTCTCATACCTTTCGCTGTCCAGATGCGGCCTACGGGTCACCAATGCAACATAGAATATTTCCGTATCGTCAATCGTTTTACTGTGCTTCTTCGCCGTATTGATCGAACACAGCCAATAATCAGCTATTTGCTTCCAGTTGTCATAAATCAATTTGCCCCCCTTTAAAACAACCGGGGCTATTCACCCCGGCTCTTACTACAAATGAGCACTGCCTAGCACATCTTCCCCGGCATTTCCTTGCTGGGCTTCCCGCTTGTTTTCTTCTTTGATGTTTTCTTGGTTGTCTTTCCCATTTTATAATCACCCCCTTTCAACCAGAGCATGGAGACGGACTACGCTGCGCTCCGCCGCTCATGCTGGCATTATAATTTTTCTGCCTTATATGATGCTGGTTGCTCCGGTTTGGGTCGTACTTTGTAAACGAGCACTTGCAATGATTCTTCGCATAATTTAAATCGTTCGCAGAAACCAAACGCGAGATTAGAATATCCGACAAAACCATCGCACCATAAACCACAGCACCATGCGCCCGCTGGATACGATCTTTGTCCAGGCGTATTTGATCCGAGGCACACGGAACACGCAGAAAAATGAGGCAACGGCATTACATGCGCCTTCGACACTTCTTGTTGAGCTTTTAAAAGACCTTGCCAATCAAATTGAGTATTCAATGTTGCCTCCGACGAAAAAATTATAACCGGTCAGTCCAGCCGTCCAAAAAGGACGGCGGCTGACTTACATGTTATGACCACTTAGAGACTATTGCCATTGCCTCTACAATTGTCGGACATGTCGCTTCCCAATGGTCATCCTGATCCATTTGCACCTCGAAAACATGAAACTTACCGCTGGCATTGGCAACTATTTTCCAGCCGCTATCGGAGACAATATGGCTTATCGTTAGCTCCTCTTTGTCACTGTTATATGATACCCGAAGATAGTCATTGTTAATTTTTACCGTATTTACAAGATCGCCACAGCTATCGCAAAATGATTTCCCCGGTAAATATTCCGGCTCTACGAGCAAGAGATGTTTGCAATTTTTCATGATATCCTTTCTGATCCCCCGGTCACAACCAGGACGCTCGACACTGGCCTTCGCTTCGCTGCGGCAGGTCAGCGCCGCGTTATCTGTAAAATCAGGGGTGGCAATATAAGGTTTGATTGCCGTTTACTCCGCAGATTCCTGGACCTGCGACCCCTGATCCATAAACACATGCTCGGTGGCAACACACCCAACCATATCCGAACCTATTACATGAATTGCTTCCCACTGTTCGCTGTAATGTCTGGCTTTGTTCGGATCCGTTGTCCATCTGTCCGAATCGTCCCAATATCCATATTGATCCGGTTTGCGTATCCACCAATGAGGAACGCCATCAATTGTTTTTTCGATCATCCAAACGCTCTTTGCCAAAATTCTTCTCCATTAAAATTAGATAACCAGTCAGTCCAGCCGTCCAAAAAGGACGGCGGCTGACTTACATGTTAGGCCCTCAAACCGGCCTGAGTTGCATTCTTTTGCAATCGAAAAAATATTTTACTTTTCCCCTTGACAAACCTAACCGGGTTTGGTATACTGTTCTCAGGTAGAACAAAACAGGCGGTCAACCCGCTCAGGAGGCAATATGAAAACCAATTATGCAAAAATCGACTCCGCAGTAACCAGATTAGAACAGGCTCGCGCTGACGTTCGGAAAATCGCTGGATATAGAATGGGCATGATTTCCGGGATGCCGTCAATCGACGATGAAAATGCCGAGTTCGAGGCGGCATTGGCTGATCTGGTAAAATTGGTTCGGAATGCCATCGCTAATAATGCCCGCCTGTCAACTCTGTTGGAACATCTCGACGGAGAATTAGTAACCACCGAAATAGTAAAAAACGTAATGTCTGAGCGTGAATTTGAGAGAGAGTATGCCAATGCGTAACGCTGATTTTCAAACCAACATGACGGCGGCGGACACGTTCCGCCGCCTTTCTTCTGATCCCGACGAGCAGGAGTTCTGGACCGGCTATCAGCGCGGCCTCCGTCGCAACAAACACGGCGATAAATTCGGGACCGCAGCGGAACACAAACTCTGGCTGTCTCTCGCTGACGATTCGGACCCATCCCGCAAAATGCGCGGCCTCGGCTATCGGGCTGGCGTCGATGGCCAGAATATCCAACAGGCAATGAAAACACTGGCAGGGTTTCAGTATCGGTCTGAACTCGGTCGTCTCGGTGGATCATCAACCTCTCCTACAAAAGCGCTCACCTCTGCTGAAAACGGAAAACTCGGTGGCTACCCGAAAGGCAGACCCCGTAAAAAGCGGGCCTAACCATCGGGCTCGAAACCGTCCCCGGCAAAATACCGCCGGGGCGGTTCAGCTGGGTCGTTAGACGTTTAAACCAACCTTCGCCAATACCGCATGACTGCTGGCTCTCAGCTTCTTTAGATAATCAATGTCTTTTTGATTCTTCGGATTGCAGACGCCGTATCGCAACGCCACGAGCCGAGGATGCACTATTAAAAAAGTTACCTCGGCAAATTGTCCACCTTCGTGGGGAATGCCGTTAATCGTTGCCTCTGCTTCCTCGATGGTGTTATATGTTCCGTGAACGCCTGACGTTGAGAACAAAACCAGATTCATATTATCGGCCTCGGCGTTCGGGAACATCCCGCGCAATGCGGTCATGCCTCCAACGCCTCGTTGTTTTCGCATGACGGAATAATGAGCGTCGTCGTTTTTTGGATCAATATTTTCCCACATGGTTTTCTCCTAAAAATCCGTCTAACAAGCGGCGTCGTGCGGGACGCAAACGACGAGCCCCACACGCGCACGTTATGCCCGCAGAACAAAACAGCACGTCGGTGACGGGTGCGGACATTCTTTGCCCGTCTCGACCTCTATCCATTTTACTCGGCCCAAGGACCGCAACTCTGCTCCCGCCTCCAACAGCAGATTGACGTATGACTGCACGGGTAACAAAAGCACTGATGATTTTCCGTTTTTCTTTTCCTCTATAGCTTTCCGGGCGAAGGCGGTAGGTCCTACGCCGTTCCCGTCTTCTCGACGAAACGGTGGATTGACGTAATTCATCTTTCCCCATTCGACGCTTAGGCTGTTGTACCCGTCCGGCTTCGGACACGGACATGGATCAAAGTCAAAAGAAAACTCCTCGTTCAATGGTGCATATACCCCGTTTGGTGTTAACCAATATCTATCTTTCAATTTAGGTCCTCTGAACCCTGCGGGCATAACCAGCAGGGTCAACTACGACGCCGCTTCGCGTCGCGTGTTACCCGCGTGTTAAAATGACGGCTCGGCTTATATTTCATTCCCGAAAATCTCCCGAGTTCCACGGGATGCACGCCGTCGTTTGTTTGGGACCGGCTGCATCCCAACCGGCCCCGAGATGTTACGTTTTTGCTTTTCTGAATCGTGTGCTTTCTCCTGTTTTACCGATCAGGCCGGGATTTTGTTAAACCGCGATTCTTTCATCACACGATTAAAGCCAGCGTGAGGATATTTTTCATGTAGTTCTTGCAGTCCTGCATATTCAACGCGTCTTTTCTCGGAAAGAGACTCTTCGGTTAATTTTCCATCTCCGATAAATGAAATCATGCGCTGAATATGCGCGTTTACATCGCGGGCAAGCTGGGTTCTTTCCGAAATTTTACTTTCGGGCTCTTCGGTTATTTGCTTATACCCCGTATCCTCACGCACGGATTCTCTTTCTGGATGGGGCATGAGCGCATCGAGAAACCGACAAACATCGGCCAATGTTCTACCGCGCCCCTCTTCGTTCAGTCGGAAATTAATCAATTCATCGAGACGCCAGTTCTCATATCTCTCAAGGGACACAACCCAGGTTTTAACTTGATCGTCCGCCAGTCTTAGCCCGAGAAAGTTTTCTATAAAGCGGACCCAATTAGTTGCGTATTGGCGTTTCTCCAAGGTCTGTGAGAGCTGATTCGTATTTTCGCTTGTCGTATTCCTCTTGTCGCTCAACGTAGAGTTTTCCATTGCCGCCTCCTGAATAGCCGCCCACTGCCTTACCAGATATAAATTTTTCTAGTCTGGGGATATCATACGCATTGTTTTTTATAAATTGATCCTGAGATTTAAAATACAGCGCAATGCTTTGGATAAGCTCTTCAAGGCTTATTTTAGAAAGCATACGCCTAATCGTTGGGCCGTCCCGACTGCCAAAAAATGGAGGTTTGATATGAAATTCTGCTTCATATTTTTCAAAATAATTTTTTGTGAATTCCGCTATGCGGGGATCGGTCGGTTTTTTCGACCGAGGTTTATTGTCTTTTGTAATAGTGTCTTTTGTAATAGTGTCTTTTGTAATAGTGTCTTTTGTGGTCTGTGAATTGGGTAATGGCTTCGTACCTAATTCGGTAAGGGCGATTACCCTATTGGGTAACTTTACCTTTTTGGGTAATGGGGTCCATTTCTCATAATTCTTTATAAAACAGTATGTTGGAATATAGTCGTTACCGTTTTGGGTAACGTTACCTTTTTTGGTAATAAGATTCATTTTTATTAGACCATTTACAGCTTTACAAACAGCAATTTTAGACAATCCGGTTCCATCGACAAACTGCGAAAGAGATATTTGATCTTCCGTTTTATTCCACCCATATGTTTTACGGATGATAAAATCCAGCACTTGTCGCCACTCCCCAGGTACACGCACACGACACAGACGGTCCATTATTTCATTTGCAATAGAGGTGTATCCGTTTTCTTTTTGCGGACTTGCCATCTATTTATTTTCTTCCTTTTTAGCGTAAATACTCTCCATCCATTCAAAATATTTTTGGAGTATATATTTCTGCATTTCTATATCTATTAATGCATAACAATACGCCGCAGACACTATTTCAGGGCGCTGCAATAGTTCTATACCGTTAATCCCGGAAGCAAAGTCGAAAATTTGATCGCCTAAAAATTTTTCCTGTAATTGCTCTAATAAACTATCCGCGCTGTGATCCCAGTCTTCTCGTTCAACGCTATGGCATTCCTCGCACAGTGTGACAAGGAGATGGTTTGAATAATCCCAAGGGTCGCGTCCTGGAATATATCTTCTGTGGTGAACATGTAAGGTAGCTTCCTTGTTAAAACATTTTTGGCAAAACCAACCATCTCTCTGTAATATATCAAGACGTTTTTTCTGCCAACGCGGATCTTTTAATTTTTCACTGTATTGTGTTTTTTTATCCTGCATACATTCACCTCCTTAGCCCTCATCAGGCAGTGCATTACAGTGCTAGCCCTGAAAATAACGATGGGTGCGTCTTTCCCTGTTCTGTTGGTGAAAACCCATACTTCTCAATTTCATTAAGTATACTCTTGCGCTCTTCCAGCATATTCGTTGCTTCTCGGTAAAAGTCTTTCTTGATTTCAAAACCATACGAAGCCCTATTGCAATTCATTGCGGCCAAAAGCGTAGTGCCGCTACCGGCCACTGGATCAATTACGACTTCCCCCTCATCTGTGAAAATTCGGATTAACCGTTCCAATAGCTTGACTGGTTTTTGCGTGGGATGAATTTTAGGAGTGTCAGAATCCTTCTCCCAATCCATGCAGTTAAAAACCATTTTCCCGTCGTTGTTAAACTTCGGTAGTTTGTCCCGGTAAAGAAGCAGCGCATATTCACAGTTTCCAACAACCCGCATATTTGCCTTGAGTACTTGAGCGGAAAAGTTTTTTCTGAAAACAAGGTTGATATATTTCATAAGCCCGTACTTTTTCGCCTTTTCGATCAGCTCAAACTGTTGTTCGAACGCACAGAAAACAATCATACAGGGCGCTTTCCCCGCTTCTTTCGGCTCCTTCACCATCAGTGTTGAGCAGAAGTGTAAAAACTCAGTGATTCTGAAATCCTTATCGGTATCAAAAAACTCTTTCCCGGCCAGTTCACTTTCGCCGTTGGTATTGTCTCCGCCGACGTACCACGAAGGGTTTGAACCATAGGCGTTTATCCCAATATTGTAGGGAATGTCAGCAATGACCAGCTGCGCCTTGTGAATATTGTGGCGTTTGTAATTCTGGAAGTGGTCATTGACAAGTTTAAATTTTACCAAGTAAGTTACCCCGCACTATAGCCAGGACACTCGACGGCGCTCTCCTTCGCGATACACAGAGGCAGATCAAGGAGAGGCTTTATTTCTACCTTTCATTCTTTCACAATAATTCTCTCATTCACTAAATCAGGGTCGTAGCCAAGCCCAAGTAGTGCTCGTCTTATTAAGCTCAACACGTTCTCAATGTTGTATTCTCCGGGGTTTACATCCTCAAAAATAGACACTGTTGATGCGGGGTCGGTAATGCTTATACCGTGCGACACTTTTTCTATTTCTGGCTCCACTTGTTTTTTCCTTTATGACTTCACGCCTGCCGCTTCAAGCAAATCAATTTTAAACATGTGCTTTTTACCGAGTTGTCCCATGAGGTTCTTCGCGTCGTTGTAAAATTTCTTCCAGTCGATTTCTTTTGCCTTTTGATCGTGGTTCCACTTCCCAATTCTGAATTCATCGACATAGGGAGCCGCAAAATACATGATGCGTAGCGTCTCTGAGGGCTCAATTACGGGCTCGCAGGAGGCCCAGGTATATATTCCCGCGTCCTTTGCCGCCGCCAGCATGTGCAAACGGTCGTCGGGAAGGGTCGCTTTAGGCTCCCAATGGCGGGATTTTGCGTTGTCTAAAAAAGTGAGGGTAGCTCCGATCTTGTTTCTTGGATCTTTGGCAAGCAAATCGAAATCCTTAATTGCTCGGGAGCCGCCCTTAGTGAGAATGTTGACGGAGTTGCCGGAATTGGCAATAATCTCAAGACACTCTCGGGTGACAGAATGAACATCACGGTTTGCCGGATAAACGTCGCAAAGGAACGATAAAAATATTGGATCTGGCACAGGTTTGGAGCAATCTTTTGCAAGCCGTGCAAACAGGTCTGGCACTGGATTTACAGAAGAGTGAAACTTAGCCTTTCCCGCCGCCCCATTCATTCTCCTGCATCCAGGAGCGTAACAGTAGAGGCATCCGTGATCGCAGCCGCTAAAAATATTAGCCGCATATCCCTTGTCAGCGTATTCCCCCGCTCTTCCCGAAGGCGTATAAAGTAATGGCCTCATTGCCTACCCTTTCTATTCCGGAAGATAAATCTTCTGGTTTTTCTCGTTCCGGGCTGATATTTTCCAATGATGCAGGTCGCTCCTGATTATCTGTTCGTACTCCCCGTTTTTACTACAGGAGATTTTTAGCAGAAGTTCGCCGTCTTTGTCTTTTATGGTGATTGATTTGATCATAATTTCTTTGATCCATACCCGCACAATTCAAGCAGCTCAATCGCCTCGTCAGCGCCCTTCATAACGCCTACAAGCCAGCCGTTTCGATTTAAATCCTCCAACCATACCCTTTGTTCGTCTGATACAATTCCGCCCTTCCTACGCTTCATTTCGAGAGCTACGCCGACATATTTATCGTTGTATGCTGGCGGCGCTTGGAAGATCAAAATATCCGGAAGTCCTCGCTTGTATCCGATTTTCTTTATGCGATTGAATGTAGCCGGATGAAGGTAGGCCCCGGCGACTGAGGCGCAATAAAGCACCTTGTGAAGATCCAGCCAGTCCGCGACGGTTTCTTGTTCCATCGATTCTAACGGGTTGGATTCCATAGCCACTTTTCGAGGCCGGATAGACTTCTCTTTGGGTTTTCTGGTTGGCTTCGGACAGGGTTTTAAGTAGTTCACTGTTTATTCCCTACAATCTCTAATATCTTCTCAAGCATCACCTGCTCAACCGACCGGGCCTGAGTTTTATTTTTCCGCTTACCATCTGCGGCGTCTATTCCGGTTTCACAGTAGATGATTATTTTGTTTATGTCTGATTCGGTCATATGGGGGGACGAAAAGCTTTCGTTCGTTTCGGGCTTATGAGCATAAAAGATGTCACAATGAACAACATTCATACACTCCCCGCCGTTATTTGCATGACACATATCTGATTCACATTTCCCGCGCATAATCCCTCCCGTTACGCTTTCCTCCCATCTAGAATTTTATTCAACAATTCATCATCGGCCTCGTGAATTCTGTGGCACATTTCCTCACGGTATTCTTTTGAGTTTGACAACATGAGAGTATCCAGCAGAATTCGGACTGATGCACCGTGATCCCTTACGTGCTGATATATTTCTTTTTCGCGGGCTTCCCGTGCTGTTTTTATTTTTTCCTCGTATTGCTGGAAGGCCGGGAACTGTGTGCGGAGCATTTCTATTGATTGAGTGTATTCATCTGGGGTCATTGGTTTACCTTGGTGTGGCCTAAACTGTGCAAAGTTGAGTTAATACCTGGTTGGGCCTTAAAATCCTTCTGGCATTCCAACGGTAATTGCAAACCCCTTTTTCTTGGCGCATCCCGGACAGATGGATTCTCCATCGTGATCCTCTGGCAGGTATCCGCGTCCGTAATCATAACTGTCGATCAGTGCGAAACAATTTGAGCACATGATCCATTTTCCGTTTTCACAATTGCCGCAGAGGTCAACGCGGGTTCGATTCCGCGACCAATTAAAATCGAATGAATTCCGGCCCCATGCCGTCCAAGTGATGCAGTTCCGGCGCACTTCATCGGCCTTCTTTGTGGTCCCGCATTCCATGCACTTCAACGGTCTTTTCTTTTTTGGCATTTCAACCCCCGGCCCAACAAAACGTTCGATCATTCGCTGAGGAGCGCGATGCTCAACTCAGCGTTATCCTTACGACTACGATTCGTTGCATAAAATTATATCCTTTGCTATAATACGGCCTGGCCAACCTACTATAGGAAAGGAGGTGAACATCATGCCTAAAAAAGCACCTTGGCATTCTATCAAAGCAAACGTCCACCACAACAACACAAACTGCAACACTGGAAACAACATCGAGCGCGAAAACTACAGAGAAGGAACAGGCGGAAAGCCGCTTTGCGAAGAGTGCGCCAAGTGCAACCGTCAAGGGATTTAACCTCTCGGGCCTTGGTGAAAATATCCATCAAGGCCCAATGCTCACCGCTTCGCATAATCAATTTGGTCTATCCAAGCAAGAATCACCCGCCCTCCGAATTTTTCCGCCCGTTTGCAAATACAATTAGGGCACAGAATGCCGCCTTCGGGACATATTTTTTTCCACTGCTGATCAGGTAGTACCATGTCAAGGCGTCCCGAATCGGAATATGGGGCGCCGCAGTCTCGGCAGGCTACAACTTGCACCGCCTCCGGCTTCTTCGCTATCATATGGCGCTCCTCACAACGGCGTTACACCTTCACCCTCTCAACAAACTCCGCATTCCCGTCTACATGGCACCTTGAGCAAGCCGTGCGTTTCCACTTAACCTTCCTACTCTCTCTGTACGCATTCGGTGCGGCTTCTCGCGGAGGGGCTTCGTATTCCCGTGCCATTTCTGTTTGGATTGCTGAAAAGAACAGATAAAAGGGAGAATAGAGAACGATTGCCATGAGAATTGCTATGGTTAGCTTTTGCATTTGATTTCCTCATAAGTGCATAACGGCATCGTTCCGCTCAGTATCGCATTGCCGCAAGTGATCCGGCCCAGGTCCTCGTATTCTGACGCGATGAAAACTAGTACATCATATCCTGCGGTTTTTAATCGTCCTTCATCTTCTCGGTACGGTGTGAATGTTGTGTAGTCACCCGCCGTTTCGATCCCGTTTTGAATTGCCCGTGCCGTCTTGTGCATCGGCGTAAGTTTTATAATATAGTCGTCAGGGTTGAAGTATTTTAGGAGCTTCGCCGGGTCAATCTCGTGTCTAGCAAGCGCAAAATTCAACGTGATTTTTCGGCCTACGGGAATTATGCCTTCCATGATCCGAGCTATGTCTTCAAGCGTGTGGCAGTTGCCGTTGAACATCTCCGAGCGTTCGGCCTCGTCTGTGCTGTTTACGCTTATCTGTAGTCCAGCCTCTCCCTGTAGAAGACGGTTTTTAATTCTCATCCATGTATGAATGAATGTCTTCAGCCATTCGTTCCGCTTCGGCATCATAGTAGAAACAACAGGGTGTATTTTGTACTCCGGGTCGATGTGCGTCTTAAACCACTTCGTAGCGTCAAGCACATTTGGGTTCCAGGTCGGCTCACCCATCCGTGCAAAGTGGATATTCAGCCGGTTCGTGGTCTGAGCTTCAGGGTGCAATCGAATTCCGGTCAAGACCTGCTTTATTAGGTCGTTTGTCGTTGCGTTTATGCCGGGGCCAACTTTCGGCACGTCGCAAAATTTACAGCCCATTGAGCAGCCGTACTGTGTGCTGATCGTAATAACCCACTTCTCTTCAAGAGGTAAAAGGGCGCAATGGTCAACCTTCTCGATTTCCCGCGTCAGGCCCATGCAATCGCATTTTACGTTTATATCTTTCCCGTAGTCTCCGAGAGAAAGCATTTCTAGCTTGCCCCGCTCTCCTTCCACGACAAGGATATTCCCGGTAGGAACTTTTATGTTTCTCAGGATGCGCATTGTTTTACCTCCACAACCACCAGCCAATAAACAACAGCAAGGACCATATTCCGATCCCCGCTAGTATGCATTTGATTATTATTCTTGCTTCGCGAATGTCGGCCACAATAGCCTCCGCTACTCTTCCCACTCGATTGTGATTTTGGTTGTCTTGCCCTGGATATTACGGAAATTAAGATTATTGCTGCCGAATTCTGTCCCCATTGGATAGTGGATTCCATACTGCATGGCCCAAGTTACTATTCCGGCCATTGTCTTTTTCTCTCTTACGACTTCCCAATCGTTGGCGAGTATTTCCTCTTCGTGTAATGCGTTAAGGAATTCTTTAAGCGTCCCAGTCTTCCAATGTAGAGCAGTCCTTACTTGGTTGGGGCGCTCTACGTCTTTCCCTTGCCGCAATGCTTTCCATGCATCTAGTGTGTTCATGGAGTTCTCCTTTGCGCTGAATCTCGCAGTATTAATCGCTACTTTAGTTTTTCAACAGGCAAAAAAAGAGCGTAATCACAAATACTTTTTCGGGTCAAAAAGTGCTTCATGAATCGCTCTCGCCATTTCGTACTTCAGCCGCTCCTGGAGTCTGAATTTCTGCGCGGCGTTCAGTTGATCGTATCCGGTTTTCAATCTCGTGGTGATTTTCATGCTGAATGTTTCCGTTAGTTTTTCTCGTTCAGCGGACATTTGCGCCTCGATTCCTGTACTTTTCGGAAACCATGTATACCTTGCGTTGAGTTGCGAAATCCGTATACTGCGCCGACATGAATCAGGTAGAGACTTTTTTCAAGGCTGGATTTGCCCGTAAATACACCTTGCGAAGCCTAGGGGCGATAAATCCAATGGCTGGTTTTCCGGTGAGCCGTGATAGTGCGACCGCCAGGTCTTCTCTTTCGGTATAACGCTTTCCGGTTTTTACGCGGGAGATAAAAACTTCATGCATTTTGATATTGTGTGCGATTGTTTTTTGCTCAGCTTTCCTCATGCTGAATATATTAGCCTATCAGCTAATATTTGTCAATAAGCATTTTTAGCCTGTCAGTTATTGTGTTAAATTAGCCAAAAGGATATTATTAAACATGAAAAAAATCTCCCCCAAAAAAATCCCCCTTGTAGTTGCAGTATTGATAGATCGGCTGAAAAAATTCTTAGAAGAGCGCGATTTAGCAGGATATGAATTAGCAGACAAGGCAGATATTAGCCCGGTTACAATAAGCAGAATACTTACCGGAAAAATGCCGAAGGTATCTCTTGATGAAGTTCAAAAAATTGCTATTGGCCTAGGCGTTACGATGGACGACTTAGTGGGTGAGAAAAATTTATACCCCGAACATGATCGGAAAATGCAGGCGGTCAGAGAGCAATTTGAAAAGTATGGCTATGACAAGGCCGATACTATTTTAAAAATAATCCCCACCCTGCCGCCACAGCCAAAAGAGGACGGAGAAGGCCCCGCTCCTGAACCTGGCGAAAAAATCAAGCAAACGTGGAAGGAGTTGGGGGAAAGGGGCATGAAACCAAAAAAGAAAGGAGTGGCCTAAGCATCGTCCTGCAGTTTCATAATAATATCGGCAATGGAAACCAGCGCTGCTTCATATTTTTCAATTTTTATCTCTTTCTGACCTTTGATGCGTTTTGCTGGATTCTTCTGCTTCTTAATGTCAAAAATATTAACTATTTGTGCGTTCAAATAAGCCTCCTTTATTAGTCGTAAAATTGTAGCTTTAGAATTATATAAATAAAGCATAAGTCTGTTTATTTGTAAATAATACTTTAGATGTATTTATATCCTAATATAGTGCGAAAGGAGCTGCAATGAAGAAAAAACTTTTTACATCAGGAATCGTGGTCGTGGCAATATTTGCATTCTCGATTTGCGCGGAAGCTTGCTCTTCAGATTTTGATTGCGGTATCGGAGGAACGTGCATTAAAACAGGTCGTGATATGGATGGAGTATGTACAAATAGGTTTGGGGCCAGCGAAACACGCGGACGCGAAAAATACTATGAAGATGACAGCCCGAAGGACGGGTGGGGATCCAAGGCCGGGAAAGAGTGCTCTTCCAGGCTTGACTGTGGCATAGGCGGCAACTGCATCAAAATGAACAATTCAATGTATGGAACATGCACGGATTGATATTTGAATTAGAGGGGAGGTGATGGCCATGGGTCTTCGTGAAGATGTATTTAAGCGTTCCGGAGGGAAATGTGAGTGCGCAATGACTTCCTGCGGGCATAAAGGGCGCTGTGGTGCGCTGTTGCGCGGAGAATGGGAGATTCATCACATTACCGCAGGCGGTCCTGATGCCCTTAGTAATGTTAAGGGCATGTGTCAGGTATGTCATCGGAACACGCCGAGTTATGGGACCGGCAAGAGATAAAGTTTTTTGACAAATCATATAAAGCCTTTTCGACTTGATTAGTGGCCCCTGGGCGGACAGATATTTCGCCAAATACACCGCTTGGCGTCGTTTGTATTTTGACATTAACATCGTCTCCAACCGCTGCATATAAACCAGGGGCCAAATAGTTTAAAACAAACTCTGCCAATTCCCGCCAGTCATGTTCCCAGTACTCCCCGTAATAAAAACAGACCCACGGCCCTCTTTCTTGATTTCCTTCACAACTCTCAACAGTCTCTAGTGTGCTAAAATTTGAAAGGGCGCAAATTATCCCGCTAATACCTTTATCTACCGGCACATTGACTTTTACAAACTTCTGTTCATGAATAGGCATGGTTATATTTTATATCTTTTTATGTTTCACCTTTTGCTCGCTTAGTCCTCTCACTTGAATAATTGCCGAAGCCGGGATAGTCATAGATCCACGGCCCGTAATAGCTACGTCCTCGCCATCCCCCGACACGTGGGGAACAATAACCTTACTATCTTTCCCGTCATGGATTAACCAGCCAACTGAATAGCATGTTGCAATCGCAGGCACGTTGAGATTCGCCAGCGGCTCCCATCCGGTTACGCTTCCATGCGAATCCTGCCATTCAATTATTACAATCTGCTTGCAGACTTCTTCTTTGCCATCTTCATCGCTCCCCCTCAGTTGCCCTGAATCCTAACATATTGATTTTTTTCGGTCAATAAATATTTTAGCTTATCGGCTATTTTTTTCTTGACAAGTATTAGCCTATCGGTTAATATTATCACCATGAACGGCCTTCAAATATTCAATTACCAGAACTCACAAGTTAGGACAATTATAAGGGACAAGGAACCGTGGTTTGTGGCTAATGACATTGCGGCAGTTCTCGGATATGCAGACTGCAGGCAGGCCGTGTCTGATCACTGTAAGTCTGCGATTTTATTAAAAGGTGTCGAATCAACACCTTTGACCACTAGCCCGCGTGGCATTACTATAATTCCCGAACGCGATGTATACCGCCTGATCATGAGAAGCAAACTCCCCTCTGCTGAACGCTTTGAAGAATGGGTTGTCGGCGAAGTTCTGCCCTCGATCCGCAAAACCGGCGGCTATTCCCTGCAGCTCCCCAAAACCTATTCCGAAGCCCTCCGCATGCTGGCGGACTCAGTAGATCGAGAAGAAACGAACCGGCCCAAGGTCGCCGCCTTCGATACCTTCCTTGGTGCCAAAAACAGCCAGACCATGAACGAGGTTGCAAAGTCCTTGAATATCGGCAGGAACAAATTATTTTCCATACTGCGCAACGAGCTTATTGTAATGCGGAACAACCTTCCCTTTCAACGCTACATTGATTCTGGATATTTTACCGTGAAGGAAACATTCATCAGCCAATGCGATGAAAATAAAGCCCAAACACTCGTAACCGCAAAAGGCGTCGCTTTTATTCATAACCTGTTGAAGCAGCATAACCTGATATCAACATAAATGAATCGGAGATCCAATGCCCCGTACTCCATTCCGCACCGGAGAGAGAATTGGATCAGGTTGCACCATCCTCCGTGTTTGTCCGGAGTGCTCAAAGAAAAAGTCTGCATAAGCAGCTTCCCCTCTCTGCCAATCTTACGATTGAGCGTGAGAGATCGCAGTAGATAACCCTCCTGCCGGGTACGCAGGGTAGCAGTTCACTGCCAGCGATTTGAAAGAATCGCAAGACGTATAGTTCAAATCTCTTTTTAAGAAAGGATCAACATGGAAATATCAGTAACACGCGGTTTGGCAGAGTTGAAGTTGCTGGACAAGCGCATCAACGATTCAATGCAGTGCGCCGTTATCGGAGTACAGCAAGGCCAAAAAAAGATTTCAGAACAGTTTGATAAGGACGTTTTTGAAAAGTCCTGCAAGAGCGCTTTTGACTCCGTAAAAGACTTAATCGAGCGCCGGAAAAAGATCAAATCTGCAATCGTCGCCTCAAACGCTACGGTTAAGGTCAAGATCGGCGGGACCGACATGACCGTTGCCGAAGCCATCGAGCGTAAGACTGCCATCAAGTACGAACAGACTTTTCTCGCATCGTGCAAAAGCCAGTTAAGCTCCTGTCTGAAAACGGTTGAGTCCGGGAATGAAAAGGTAAAACAGCGGTTGGACGCGCTTCTTCAGCAGAATTTCGGCAAAGACGCCAAGGCCAATGATTCAGATGTAGACTCCATTTCCAAGCCGTTCATGACAAACAACGAGCTTAAATTGATTGATCCGCTCGGGCTTAAATCGAAGATTGATGAAATGGAAAAGTCAATCGACGGATTTCTTTCAGAAGTTGATTACGTGCTGTCAGAAAGCAACACGATCACCAAAATAACAATATAAGGAGGTCTCCCGGATATCCGAAAACCATTAACTCAGCCCCGGCCTACACGGTTAAGTGGGAACTTATAATGGGTATAAGAACGCTTTTGGTCGCTGGTTCAAATCCAGTCTACCCTCCGGGGTAGTAGCTCAGCCTGGTAGAGCAAAAGCAAACCTTCTGAACTTAAAAGCTCAAAGATAAAATCTCAGGGCTTAAAGGTTGTAGGTTAAGACTCTTTCAGGTCAGATTTTAAGCATCAAGGCTAAGCGTTCGATTAAATCCTGTGTTCGTCCGAAAGGACAGGTTTAAGGTTATGGCTGGATGACCTTATGGTTGCCGACAGGCTGGGTATCCGGGAGATTAATTTTAAAGAATTTCATCAACGATGTTCCACGTAGCACAATCACCTACGAGGGCACCAGCAGAATTGACCGGCCACAAAGATCGGTTCGGTCGAATGAAGGCTGGATGTCCTGCATCAATGAAACTCATCTAGTAAAAGGGCGGTGTCTTGCGAAAAACTATCGGTCCCGGCAAATCATCGTGCCGAGAAAGCGAGCGAAATTGGACCGCGCCGCCCCATCACGAACACATCTTACAGAAAGGAGCGCACTTTATTTAGGATCGAATTTCGAAGCCTCCGGTCTTTGCAGGGCCGGAGGTAAATAAAAAGGAGGTTCACATGATCGTACCGCCATTCACTTTTTTTCATAACGACACAGCGTACAAAATTTCATTCGACCGAAAAGAAAACGATCACACGTTTTTGAATGCGGAAAGCGTGCTCACCGGGGAAGTGCAGAACTTCATGATAAACAATTGCGATAAGGGCAGCGGAAACGAGCACCTTTTGGAACAACTTGAGGGCAAGGCCGCGCATGAATATGTTCGTCGGCTTATTGATATGTTTACGTTCTCAGAAATGGGTTATTTCCCTGACGTTATCGCATAAAGGAGGCTCCCATGCCTACAAAAACATTATCCATGAAAACTCCGGCAGATTGGTACAAGTACCAGCTCGCGGAACCTGATGAAGCAATTAAGATGGTGAGGCCGGAGAAATGATTTCGCTTCCGCAAGGATGGACCCATGAATTTATAGGCAACGATTTTACGGTTTTCTTTGCCCCGGACAAGCAAGGCATGGTGACGATAGATTATAAGCGGCGGGGATATCGAGGCGGCTACAATACGTGGGGATGTACGCTCAACAGTGAAACATACAGCGGCAGGGGATGGAAAGATAATCTGGAGCGGGACGCGCTGCAATGGCTGCAAGATGTTTTGAAATAACAGATGGTGAGGGCGGAGAAATAACCATGTCACATCTTGAAGGCACGATAGAAATTCCAATGGAAGAATTCTGGGAATTCGTTCATCAATATGATCCCGTGGACGGCTTGGAATCTTCATACGGCGTTCCTCGCATTATCAAGGACGGACAGACAATGGAGATTGACTTTGCCGCCTCTTCGGAAGGCTCCCCTGCTGATTGGGCGAATAAGCCGAAAGCCGTTCTGCAATGGGAAGAGCATGAGAAATCAGGGGTACAGGAGTAAAAATATATGGCACAAGACACTTTCATAAAAAAGATCATCGACAATTTCAAGGAAGAAATAAACCAAGCAAAAGGTGACGACCTTGAACGAGCACTCAGGCTCTTCGCAAAAGAAGTAGAGCGAGAGACGCGACATAACGCGGCAGAGCTGGCGGCTAAGTTGTCTACTGATATTATGAATCTTTAACAGTTCTCGCTTGAGATGGTGCGATTTGACGGAATAAGGCACATCAACTGTACCTGTGGACGTGTAGTGCAGAACCTCCAATACAGGCATTGAGAGCCTTAGCTGACCATAAGCTTTGCACGGCGAATAGGAAGCCGCCGATCTTCGCACCTTCTGAGGCGAGAACGCAGAAAGGATGGGGTATGAGCTACCAAGTTCAGAAGCACACATTTTTTGGGTGGCAATTAGACTATCTAAAAACATTAAAACTAGAAGGCGCATACAACGACGAGGGAGCTATAAAAGCATTTTCCATTGCCACTTCTAAGGTTAAAAAAGTGCCGCACCGTCTAGTTGTGTTTCGGGGCATATGGGCCAATGTGCATCACACGGTATTGGCGGAAATACATGCAGATCAGCTAACGGGTGGGCGTCGGGCCACAGAATAATATTACCCCATGCCAACCCTAACCATCATACCCAGATCCTTAATTGTTTCAGTAGCCGAAGCCCTGCCCGATTCAAAGTGTGCCGAGCTTATCAGGCTGGAAAAAGAATTAGGCAAGGACTGCATATTTTACAAAACTGAGTTAGGGCTGATGATGATACCGAAGGAAAGGGAGAGGGAAATATGAACAACTGTAAAAATTGCGGCTGGCTTAATGTTCCTCCATTGAATAATGGGAAGATAAGAGTCTATGGGCATGACAGCTATAAATGCACCGTCCCCATTCCAGAAATAAAACTCCCGCATTCGGTGACAAAAGCATACGGCTTTTCTTGGCCCCCGCGTAAAACTTTTATGCAGGGAGACGAGGGAGAAGGTTGCCCGTGCCATGTCGAGAGGATAAAAACATGAACCCATTATCCCCCGTCTTCTCGATAATCTCGGCAGCGGCCTATTCTGTTTGCAAAATGTTTTTCACAGATAACGACAAGGAGGAAATGTCATGCATACAATTCAAGCGTTTTTCGATGAACACTGCGGAGCACAAGGAACGCACCCCTATTGCACAGAAAAAGGCTGTTATTATGATTCAGAATACGGTTGCTGGCACCCTCGCAATCCAGCGCGGGAGATAGATATAGCCCTGGAAATAGCAATGGAAAGAACGCTGGCGGGCGGCGAGAAAGCGAGGGCCTCGTGAATCCCAATGATTACTGGCGTGAATGCCTCGCGTCTTCGTTTGAAGAGCACGGCATAAGCGCAACAGCCGATCAGATAAAGATGGCAGCTGAAGATGTGCAAGGAGCGCACGAAAATTACGGAATGGCTTTTCATGCTCCTTCCGAAAATCCGCTTTGCGATGAACTTAGCAAGGCCAAGGCAGAACTTAGGGCCGAAAAGGAAAAAGTATGTTGTAGAGTTTGTCATGGAAAAGGATCAATCACGGTACCGTTTGGCGTCGGGCGGGTGAGTATCAGTTCGTGCTATAGCTGCAACGGAGAAGGAAAGCATACGCGCGAATAGCTACAACGTTGCGGTTGCCGGGTCATTGGTAATGTATCACAGACAGTTTAGAAACTAACCGTTTTGCATACCGCTTGGGGGCAGTTGCCGAAAGGCCCACTAGGCATTCAGTTTGTTGGCACCCCAGGCCCAGGATGGACACAAAAAGAAAAAGAGGCATATGAGGCGATAAAGCAACGCGTATGGAAAGGCCCATCCCGTTGAGCGGTGTCAATTTATAGATGCAACTCGGTAATGGGGGGGCGTAATGCCGGATAAGTGTGTATGTAGAGAATGTGGATGGAAAGGTACAGAGGATAAGCTACTCTCTGCAATAAATCCATTCGATTCAGACGATACCATCACGGGGTGCCCTGATTGTAGAAGCATAGATTCCTGTGTTCGCGCCTGCGATGTTCACGAGTGTTGGAAAGAGGCCTGCTGTGGGTATCCGGTTGACGACAAAGTTGCTGTAACCAGAAAATATATGACAACATGCAGTATGCACTATAGAAAATGACCATTTATTAAACAGGCCATAACCAGGAGGCGCTCCATGAACGCAGAATTCCATAATCCGTTCATACTCAACGGAAAAGAATATCACGGTTGCATCATTGAATATTCCTATGACCGGTATTTTAACATAAACGTTACTTGCGTATGGTATCCGACAAAGAGCGGGCTACGACAGTCATTCTCCCGCTTGAAGCGGAGAGTTGAACTTGATCTTGTAATCGTACTTGAGGAAGCCGCCCGGAAACATTCAGACGAACGGGCTGAAACTTTCAGGGATGAGAGAAATAGCGCGATGCGGGAAGCATGGTTTGACCTGCATATGGCGTAAGGAGAAAAGGAGAAAACATGAGCACGGAATTACAGGTACAGAACGAAGATTTAGCCCCCATTGCAGATGATTTTTTAATCGCAATGGCCGATCAGGCAGAGAAGCGTATTGATGCAGTTATTAAGATCAAACAAATTGCACTCAAGGTTACAAACGCAATGGACTGGACGGACCAGAACGGTAAGCCTTATTTGCAGGCTTCTGGATCCGAGAAGATAGCAAACCTGTTCAATATCTCATGGCGCATTGACGTGCCGCAAAATGACGAGGAATCGGATGGACATTTTACTTACAGCGTTAAGGGATTTTTTTCTCTCGGGGGCAGAACAATTGAAGTAGAGGGGACACGCTCAAGCAAAGACCCGTTTTTCAATAAATATGAGTATGTCAAAAGTGCCGCTGGGGTAAAGGACGAAAGAAAACTCCTTCCCCCGTCCAGCATAGACAGAGGAGACGTGAAGAAGGCAGCTTTGACGAACCTTTACGGAAATGGCATCACGCGCATTCTCGGCATTCGCAACCTCACATGGGACGATCTTGAAAAATATGCCGGGATCACGCAGGATATGGTAAAGAGCAAAGTGTCGTATAACCAGCGGGAAGCAGGCGGGGATAAGCCCCCCATCGCTCCGCCCAAGGCCAAAGGAGAAACGACAACGAAACCCGACAGTCACGACCCGATTATCACCGGCATTTCCAAAATTACCCCCAAGGCGGGCAAGGGTCCCCACCGGATATTTGACGGGGCCGGGACCGCGTACAATACCTTTTCGGATACATTCAAGGCTACCGCAGAGGAAGCGCAGGCAGCGGGCATTAAGGTGAAGATCGCCTATAAGAAAAGCCAGTACGGGCTTGATATCGAGGCCATCGAGAAAATTGAACCGTCTGCGGAGAACCCGGCCTAATGAAGCTCATTTGCACAGAAGAACATCGGTACTACCACGTTGACGACGAGGGCAGGAAGGTCCGAGAATTCGACGGGACGACGACGATAATCCAGCTTGAGGGCGGTATGCCGGGAATTGAATTTTGCAGCCCCAGGGCCGCAGAGCGCGGACGCATGGCACATCTAGCGACTGCCCTTTTTGACCTTGACAATCTTGACGAAGAAGTCCCCTTAGACGACGAAATCAAGGGATATTTTGAGTCATGGAAAAGATTCAGGGAAGCGCAAACCATTCAATACGCTCCACAGCAAGTTGAAGTCATGATGTGCGATGAAGTCTATGGATTTGCGGGCACCCTGGATCGCTTGCCGCTACTTGACATCAAAACCGGCGTATACAAAAAAGCCGACCTAGCACAACTAGGAGCCTACTACGGGCTTTGTCAGGCCAATAAGATAGACCGCGACCTTTACATGGGGCCGGAAGCCCGGAAGGTGGTTTACCTCAACGAGGACGGCAGTTTCCCGATGGTAGATCAGTACAGCGTAAGAGAAGTAATGGCGGCGCGTGATAGCTTTCTCATGGCGCTCGGATGGAATCGGTTTAAGAACAGCAAATAAGGAGTTATTTATATGGCAGAACAACCTGCATTAAAAGAAGATCCCTGCTTGATTGACTTACAGAAACTTTGTCAGGACTATCTCAATTTTGTTGATAGCCCGGACTATTACGCAGACAACAATTACAAGCAGTACATTTTTGAAACCGCGATGATAACGCTTTTCGAAAAAGGCGTTTTCAAATTTATCAATGAAAGGATGAAATAGCCATGACCCCGACCACAACATTGCCCGAAGTGCAGGAAAAGAAAACTATCATGGACGCCACCCCTGCCGTACCGTCAACTACAATCGCGCCCGACACAAAGGCTGATTTGCAGCTTGCAAGCAGCGTTGTTTCCAAGGCTACTCAGGCTATAATTATCACGCCGGAAGATCATACCACTTGCGGCGAAGAACTGAGCACTATAAAGAAGCGCATTAAGTCTCTGACTGACAAGCGCCTTGCAATCACGAGGCCGATGGATGAGGCCAAAGCGCAGATTATGGACTTGTTCCGAACTCCCATCGAGGAATACGAGAAGGCAAAGGACATTTTCAACAGCAAACTTATCGCATGGGAAGACGAACAGGAACGGATCAGGCAAGAGAAAGAGCGTCAGGCCCAGGAAGAAGCTCGGAAACGAGAGGAAGAAGAAAGGGTCGCCGCCGCCGCTGCCCTAGAGTTGGAAGCGAAGCACCTTGCCGACTCTGGCAACCAAGAGGAAGCCGACGAGATCCAAAAAGAGGCGGTAAAAGTGCTTGATACCCCTGCCCCGGTCGTAGCCCCAAGGGTAGGATCATCATGGACGGCTTCAAAGAGTAACTTTACACAGGAAAGATGGAGCGCCGCAGTAACTAATCTCGGATTGCTTTGCAAGGCAGTTGCACACGAGTCAACCTGCACTGAATTGCTCGACCTTGCGGAGAAGATGCCGGAAAGTGTATCTAAAAAGGAAATCATATCTTTCATTCGCAAGTGGAGCTCAACAGCAAAGAGAGCCCCAATTCAGGCCATAGCCGCCGATCAGGTATTTCTTAACCGGCAAGCAACCTCATATAAGGCAAGGCTCGACATTCCCGGCGTGGAAGCAAAAAGCAACAAAACCAAGGCGGGAAGGTAAAATGCCGGCCAGAAGGTTTCTCGAAATACGAACAGAGGCCAACTTTGCAGGAGATACGAGGTACGGAAGAATAACGACAATTTGACACGCCGCGAAGCGTGTCGTTGTCGATTTTATTGTTATCTGCGAGGTTGCCATGCGACATTTTGAAAAAGCATACGAAAATCTACGGAAGGCGCGAGTGCTGCTTTCTGCGGCCACGGCGATGAGCTTTCCGCAAGGGTCGGTTGTGTTTTACGATCACGGTGGGTATGGGCGGCAAGGCATGGTCGAGCAAACGTATGAGGACCGCATAAGAATTATAACTCCGAACGAAAAGAAGATTTGGATAGATGCGGTTCGCGTAAAGCGGGTAAGCAGATAACGCGAGCGTCACGCGCAAGCGAAGCGCGGACGCTATAGAGTTTTCATTGATGAGGCAGGGAGGCATTCGTCTTATCGATCCAGACGGGAAGGTCGTAAAGATCGAAACCGCACCACGTCTTCGGCGGCGATGGTAGCACACAATGGGGCGATCATTCGCTACGCCCGCAACAGCGGGCGTGACGGTGGCGCTGCAATATCAGAGAATTGAGGAACGAGAAAGGAGAATAACATGTTTTGGTCTATCTACTTCGGAGTATTAGCAGCACTGGTAACGGCCGGCCTATTAATATCGTTAATAGATAAAGTTCAGGCATGGGTACACTACTATAAAAACGGCAAAACTCATGTGACGCTACACCAAGTTAAGTGACGAAATTCTACATCCACGCAGCGCCGATGAACACCCGGCTGACGCGCCGGGAGAAAGAAGGATCGAATGCAAACACAGAATGAAAATGCGGGCGCTGTCGATCCGGTGGTTGCGCGGTCCCGCAGAAGTATAGCTGACGCCTTCACGGATATTATTGCACGACGATTGCACTACTTTGACAGGGTGCATACGGTTAATCTTGAAACCTGTACGGCCAGCGATATTGTGGAAATGGAGAAAGGGGCTATAGACCGATACCGGAATGATCCCATGTTCCGCGTAAAAGTCATGAGTATTGTTGCTGAACTAATCCAAGATATATACGCATAACCAGGTATTAAATCGGTTTTGCGGAAGGATAGGTTGATACAATGGACAAACTAAAATCCACAATAGCAGAATGGATCGTAACGCACTGTCGCATGACTTGCGGCAGGGCAATGAATGTTGAGTTGAAAACGGCTAACGGTGAAGCGGAGTCTATGCTTGCGCTTCCTTCGGGGTTGGTAGCGATTAAAAAATGTCCATGGTCGCCTCATGGCAATATCCCGGCAGACAGTTGTATAGAATGTAATGGCAGGGGCACCATAACTCGCCAACTTACAATCAAAGAAGCCGTCACATAGGCAAAGGCCGCAGTCGTATTTCTGGAAGCCATGCAAATGAACGAATCAGACGGTGAGCGCGTAGAGGTTGAGAAATGATAATAGATATAGGCCCAAACGCTTTATTACTCGGCAAGTCTATCCTACTTTGCATAGCTATTTGTTTTGTTGTTTGGCGGGCATGGAGATAACGCGAATGCCAAAACTCGATGAAGCAATAAAAATAATAGAGCAATCAGGATCGGTACGGGAACATCCTGCCGACATAATAATACTCGTCCTTCTTCGTGAATATCTTGCAAATAGCCATGAGTATCCCTGCCCGTGGTGTCAGGTGGAGAAGTTGCAAAGAATTCTCGGAGACGCACGGGGAATTATAGAAGACAGCCGGACGCATTACGTCGGCGAGGATATGTGAAAAATGGCAATGTCAACGCTGGCCTGCATTAATATAGCGCTGGATAAATAGCGGGAGGGACAATGTACACCTTAACCATAAGCAAAGAACACGCCTATGCAGTACTTGCCGCCCTCGAATTATACGAGCGTATTGCAATGGGGCAAACTAATGAAATCTCCAATCAGTTTGAGGGGAAAAACGATTCATGGGAGAACCAGAGAGCTAAGGGGCTTGACGCTGTGCTGGAACATCTCAAGCGGATTCTTTTCCCAGACCTTGAGCAAAACGCTTATTACGGGATCATGAGCGAAAAATCCGGAAAACAAGCCCACCTGTGCTATGAAGTATTTTGCGCTCTGCGGCACTGCGTATCGCACAACGAAAATCCGTTGAAGCCAGGAGAAATGCCGACTGTTTGGCACGATAAACCAAGGCTGTTTCCGTCTAAAGTGAAGCCGGAACCGAAATGTGAAGCGAGTAAGTAACGTGGAATACGGATTTATTTTCGCTTGGGGCAACAACGAAAAACGCAAAACACTCAAGGGCAAGAAATGCCGCGTTATAGTTCGCGGTAAAAAAACAGTATCATGGTTGAGTTTGAAAACGGGCAACGTGAAATAGTTTCTCGGAATAGTATAAGGAAATGTAAGTTGGCTTAGCAAAGGAGCAATAACATGAAATGTCCGCATTGTGGTTATCTGTCAGGATGGGAAGGAGAACGCCTGGACGTAGTTCAAGGTAAAAAGGGCGCGTTTTATTCTCTGCCGGTGAAAGTAGAGCGTGACGATAGTTATCGTTTAGACCAGAAACTTCTTTACGCCTGCCCTTCATGCGGGATTGCTTTTATTGAAGTCTGAGAGACACCTTGACAATGTTTACAGGATTGGAATAATATGACCCAGAAAGAATACGAAGCATTGACCCTGGATAAACAAGCCGCATACTATACGGTAATTTCTCGGAAGCCTACCCTTGAAGAATGGGAGGCCGCGCTTTACATTGGCCGGTCGCTGACGGCAATCAGGGAATTGCGGTATAAGCATGAGATATCTTACGTCAAGAAAGGAGCGCGTATTCACTATCGCCGCATGGCAGATCTCGATAAGTTTTTAGAGGACGGCGTAGTGAAGGCGGTCTAACGCTTAGCTGACTTGCGCGAAGCGTCAATTTCGAGCGTTTTGTTATGCGCTCGTCGGGAAGGAGTCGCATGGAAAAGAAAAGCATTGAATACAGAAAAAAGCAAGGATATAGCGAAACAAAACCAGATAAAGAAGGCCTCTGGTTGATGGTATGCGATGAAGGAGGTAATATCGCTGATTATATCGCTATAACAAAAAGAGGGGAAACTTTAATGACGCATGGTGAGGATTCCTGTGTTTGCGATTTAGATTCTTTGCACAATGGGTTGATCTACGTCATGTGGAAATTTATAGCATAACGACGAGTTGTCCTGCGCGGAGCGACCGAAACAAACGACTCGTTATGATCGAGGTGGCTATGTGTAAAACATCGTATGAGGCAGGAGTAAGAAAAGCAGTCGAAGTGCTCAATGATGAAAAAATGATTACCGCTCACCTCCTGAGGGAATGGGACCGGGAAAAGATCATCGCTTTTGCCCTTCATCTTTTGGGCGATAAGTGCCAGGAGTGCTGGGATAAAAAATCATACGGCAGATAGAGGATAACCTATGGGAGGCGTATACAGGCGCAAGAAGTACTGGCATATCTGGTTTGTCGATCAGCACAAAAAAAGACAATATGAGCATGGATCGCCCAAGTGGACAAAAAAAAGAGAAGCCGAGGCGCAACTTTCTATTCGCGAAGCCGAAGTTTTAAAGCATGAATACAAGGGCAAGAAAATCGACGAGGTTGATTTTGAAGACCTCTCCCGCCTTCTTATTGAAGATTACACGATCAATAATCGCAAGTCTCTAACCAGCCAAATCAACAGAATCAAGCGCATGGAAAAGTTTTTCGGCAAGAAAGAAAAAGCTATCCATATCCCCTCTCGTATCAAATCATTTATTATATTTTGTCAGAACAAGGGAGATTCTAACGCATATATAAATCGCTATCTGTCGGCACTTCAACGAATGTTTTCTTTAGGCTTTAATCACGAGCCGCAGCTTGTAGCGCGGATACCCAAAATAATAAAGTTGGAAGAGAACAACGTAAGAAAGGGATTCATTGACCATGAATTTTATTTAAGGTTTAAGCCGGAACTGCCGGACTATTTGCAAATAGCGCTACTCATTTCATATGCTAGCACAGTACGGAAGACGGAAGTTTTCACGCTCAAAATCCATCAGTTCAACAAAATCACCGGCTACGTTTTGCTGGAAGAGACCAAGAATAACGAACAGCGAGGGTTTTTCCTCAGAGGTCAATTCTATCAAGAAGTGTTCGATTGGGTACAAAAAACCGAGCGGGAATATCCTGAATGTGAATATATCGTCAACCTCAAGGGGAAGCGTGTGACGGATTTTCGCACAGCATGGGAATCCGCGTTAATGAGGACCGGGCAAAAGATCCGGTTCAAATGTAAAAAGTGCGGCAACTTTGAATATCTCTCTCTCGGAGAAAAGCGAGAGGATTTAAAGTGTCGATCCTGCAAAGAGAACAAATTCAAAAAGGCGAATGAAACCATCTTCCACGATATCAGACGAAGCGCAGCGAAGAATATGAAGAACGCCGGAAATCCCGAGGAAGACATTAAGCAAATCGGCGGCTGGAAAACGGGCTCCATGTTTACCCGGTATAATATCACCGGCGAGGAAGAACAGAAGAGCGTAGCCGATAAGACGCTAGAATATTTGAAGAAACAGGAAGAGGAAATTAGGCGACATAATAAATAGAAAACTCCGCCCCTATGAAAAAACATATTGACAAAGACACGCATTGCGTGTATAGTATTAAGCATGACAGCCGCAGAATTAAAAAAAGCCCGGAAGCGCTTAGGGCTCACTCAAAAGAAAATGGCAGAGGAATTGAATACCCCATACCGTACTTATCAGGATTGGGAAAGAAAAATGCGCAGGGTTCCGGGCATGTGTGATATTGCGATCCCGTGCATTGAGAAGGCGATTAAGGGAAGGAAGAAAAATGTTTGACAGTGAAGCTCCTAAGACGCTTGAAGAAGCCCGGGAGTACAGATACAATAAATGGAGAGGCAACCCAAGAGGGTACGCTTATAACCCTAAATATTGCGCCTTCGAAGTATGGAGCGCGGGCCGCGGGAGCCTGCCAGATCAGTGCTGCCGCACAAACGGTCACGGCCCTGCGGAGCTCTATTGCAAACAACACGAGAAAAGGGTCGAGGCGGCAACAGAGAAGGCGCTGGGGAAGAAGAAATAACTTATCGGGAGGCGATATGGTCGAGGTTAAAGCAGTAAATAATCTTCATAACAAAAAACCGTCAATGAAATGGTTCCCGGAATTGCCAGATGATGAAGTTGTATATAAGACCATTGTTGACGGAAAGGAACTGAATTTTATCGCCGAGACTGCCGACATCGCGCTTCTGGTCGGGCTTGGATACAAGTACGATGGCGCAAATTCACGTTTTGCAACGATGGCGTGTCGTATGCTAAAAATTAAGTCCGTCTATATGGAGTAACAATCATCCCCCGCCCTTGCAAAGATGGCGGGAGAAGGAGTAGCTTAATGATTTCAGGTAAAGAAAAATGGCTTGCGGAGAACGGTTTCGACGGACTTTATTGTCCCGACGTGCCATGCGGCTGTGAAATTTCCGATCTCGCGCCGTGCGACTCAAAAGGAAGGCCCGTAGGTTGCAAGCCCGGCTATAAGCACATGGACCCTCGCCCAGACCATAAAGGGCAATGGATTATCTATGAAAGCAAAGAAGCCCCCAAAGAGAACGAGTGGGGCATTTGAACGAATAGTAGCCGATTTAAAAACGTAGCATTAATGTAACACTGACGGTTGGTGGTCTGGCCAATTGTGGCCAATTATAGCCGACAGAATAAAGCCGGTAAGTATTTGGCGGAGAAAGGGAAAACAGTAAAATCAAGCAGATAGCGAAGGGGTATAAAGCGCTGCAAAAGAGACTTAAAATCTCTCGGTCTTTGACCATCCCAGTTCGATCCTGGGCAGCGGCACCATTCCCATTCTATTCTATTTCAATCACTTACAAGCCTGATTTTACCTCTTCCCTCTTCTCCGTAACAAAATTGTAACAGAAAATGTAACACAGATTCGGGTTGTGCGTTTCTGTTCCCTGCCGAGCGAGTGCCAAACCCTCGTGTGCCGTTTGGGGCGTCCCTATAAAGGATTCGGCGGGGATCAAAAGCGCATAACGTATGTCGTCTACAGCCGGTGGGAGTCCGGCAACTTTATAATGTGCGGGGTTGAACTATGGAACTATTAATCGACAAACTCAGAAAAATTGAAGCGCTGGCCCGGTCAGGCATCGGCGGCGAAAAAGAAACCGCACAGAGAATGCTTGACGCGCTCTGCGAAAAACACGGGATCACGCTTGATCAAATCATTTCGCAGGAGAAAAAGCCGTATCGGTTTGCGTTCAAGGACAAGCTCGACGTGACTTTATTATCTCACGTCGCAATGAACATCTGTCAGACACAGAAAATCACGAACTGGAAGCGTGGCAGAGCAATATACTTCGAGCTTACGAAAGCACAGGCCATTGACGTTGAGGACTGTTTCAGGCACTACCGCAAGGCATGGCGGTCACAGTTGAAAGATATGATGTCCGCTTTTGTGAACGCGAACCGACTTTTCGCACCAGACGAAGGCGACGACGACAAACGACAGAAAGAGCACACACCGGACAGCCGAGCACGGGCAATGCGTATTATGCAACTGATGCAGGGCATGAACGCTGCGCCGTGGGAAGGCCGAAAGCGACTAAAAGGCACAAACGTTTAATCCGGACCTGCTGATTACGAATCAGCCCGGTACATTCAAAAACAGCCCATTTTCGCGTGTTTTCTAATCGGGTGGGCGCATAGTGGGCGCAGGTTAATGAGCAATGGGAGGCTATAAATGGACACCATAAAAGTCCGAGTAATAAAACCGTTTAAGGAATTACGAACGCCTTGCCCGCCAAAGAACACAGTAGGCGAGTTGTATAACTTTGACGGACAATATGCCTGTGTGCAATTCCCCTTGCCAATGACCGACGCTGAAGGCAACGTGTGGGAAACTCAAGGGGATAATTACGATTATATGAAATTGAAATTTGAACTTGACGAAATAGAACTCGTTTAACGCCAATTTGACACGCCGCGAAGCGCGTAAGGAAAGGATGTAATGTATAAAGTCCAAATTGAATCTTGGCATGAAGACGGATGGGAAAGTCTCACAGGGGTCAACGAGGTACACAGCGCTGAAGATGCTGCTGTGAGGGCGGTCGAAAAATATATCTGTGAGTCGGCGCACTATGAAAAAGTTGGACGGGAACCTATCGCGGTACGCGTTGACGACGGGAAGCAGATAACAACATGGGATGTTGAAACTCGGGCCACGTTTGAGGCAGAGGCAAAGCAAAGGCCATAACCATCATTAACCCGCCACACAAGCCGTATAGGAGCCGTGACGGATATTAATGTCAAGTAGGGAGGGAGATTAGGAAGGATTTGATATGCACGAGAAATGGGAAGAAGTAAATGCAATGGAACCGGGACCAGGCCTTGATCGATTGATAGTTGAAAAGGTTATGAAGTGGACCGTTTACGACGGCATTCCAAACGAATATGTACTCCCTATGTATGTTGACGGGATGGTCACATTTGAATCAAACCCGTTCGAGTGGTCATATTTTAACCCTTCCGCAAAAATTAACGATGCATGGTCCGTTGTTGAAACAATGCGCCATCGCGGGAACGAGGTTAATCTCTGGATATACGAACCGCACCGAGGGATCAGATGCATGATCGAGGACGCGAACCACGGGCCGCAATTCAGTTTTAAAGGAAAGACGGCACCGGAAGCAATTTGCAAAGCGGCTCTTCTGGCGGCAATGTCATAACACTTTAAGATGTAACAAACGTCAGGGCAAAAATGCTATTGCGGGTACCGGGATGAAAGGAAGCGAGCATGATCACAGACAATCTTTTCCTTTGGCTATTTTTAGCGAGCACATTTGCGGCTGCAATTCCTACCGCAAAACAAACATGGAACAAGGTCGTTTGTTTCGCAGCTACGGTGATATTTACAATTCTTGGTGTTGCGGCAATTGTTCTGACGGCAAGACAATAATCCTTATGCGGCAGGATGGATGAACAGAAAAGGAGAGATTGTTTATGACCGAACTTGAAATCCTAGCGAAACAGATCCCGAATCATATCATTATTGAAAAATGTTTATGGGCGGGGAATGTCTCAGTTGATATTAACCACGTTGATAACGACCCTAGTAAGCCGCTAGACTACGTCAGGGCATTCAAGGAAATGATCGAGAAACTATGTATTACAACGCTTGAGGGCATAGCCCCATAGTTTCCCGGTCAGCCGGAAAGGATAATATGAACGACTTGCCAGAAGTAGCCGGACGGCGCTACGAAGGGTCACTTGCAGCACTTGAGCGACGGGCAAAATTTTATATTGCCGAACAGCAAAACAAGCCGAATCCAGACAATGCGATTATTTCCGTCTTGTGCGATACCGTGAGGCTTTGCCGAGAGTGCGCGGATTCTATGAATAGGATTTAACGCTTCCAACTTGAGACGCGAAAGAGAACGGAGAATCGAGAACCACCATGAAAAAGCTCGATGAAGCAATAGCAAAGTTGAAAGAAATAAATCGCGATCCAAGGACATGGACAGATTGCCGTACTGATGGATATGTTGCCAGCGCGATTGTATTAATTACTCAGGCCCAGACTGAGGTAGCTAAATATGAGGCAGAAATTAAAGCGCTCAACGAAAAGATAGGAACCCTTGACGCGCTTTAGAAGCCCTGCCATTAAAAGAGATTTGGAATAACCCATTGAACATTACACTCGCAATCGCCGCTCTATTCGTATGGACCGTTCTCGGCATCGGAACAGCTACAGCCGAAAAGTCATTACTGCAAAAGAAGGATAGCTTTGGAGGCCCCAAATGAAAGACACGCCAAACATCATCGTAGAAATAGCCAGAAAAGACGGTCGAGAATACATCACGCCAGAAGACGTTGGCGAAGCGTTTAAGCGGCACCCAAACGACTTGCACGTTGTCCGAATTGACCTGCTTGAAATATTAGGAGGGCATGCAAGGTTTGGGGTAGAAGACCGTGCGCTTTGTGCGTTTGTCGGATGGAATGGAGTAGGGTAGCTATCTCCCGCCCCTATTATTATAGGCATGGAAATGAAAGGCGAGCAATGGAACGCGAAAAGAAAAAATTAATTTCCAGACTTCTGAAACGGGTAATGAGAACAAAAAACGGAAAGGATTGACGATGAAATGCTTAAAGTGTAATGAGGCAGAATATGCCACTGTCGAGGCAGAAAAGTGCCCAAAATGTGGGGATATGATATTTACCCATGATCAATCTGTAAAGTTAGATCAACTGCGGCTATCAGTAAATCCGGGGATGAAAATTTGGAATGAAGAGCAGGCCCTTAATCAGGCCGATATGATGCTGGAAGCAGCGCAAGATTATTCTCGCGGCGGCACGAGAGTTAAAGAGATTAGGTCGATGATAGCGGCAAGACTGAAGGAATTAACCCGATAATCCCCCGCTGCGGCGTGGAAAGGAAGAAAAAATGCAAGCGCTACTTACTATCGTATGGTTTCTGTCATTACTAATCTCTGTAGATCTTATTTTTGTATTTGTGGGATTTAGCGGAATGACTCAAATGTTCCCAGAAGGAAAGCGTTGGTGGCATTTCCCCGTTCAATTACTAACGCTGGCAATCTTCGCGGCAGTCGTATTGTTTCATCCATTTAAATAGCAGGTATCAAGCCCTGCCGGCGGGGAATTTAAGGAGAGGCATGAACACAAGTCAGGATAATTTTGTAAAGCCGGACGTATCGCATCTGCCAATACCGCCGGAGCACTATCGGGCGCAGGGCATTGTGGAAATTATGGAGAAACATACCCGCATAAGCCCCTGCGTTGTCGAAGGCGAGCCGGACGCGCATAATGCTTTCTTGGTTGTTGACGGGCAATCGTTCTGCATTACTGCGCTTGCCTGCGATACGAAAGAGGAAGCTTCTTGGATGTGCTGGCAGTTGGCAAAGGCGCTTGAAAAAATAAAATATGATATAGGGTATAGCTCACAATATGATGCGAGATATTATATGGACACGGGAGAATGGATCGAATCGGCATGTTCCGATGAGACATGCACGTACTGTTCTAACAGGCCGGTAAAAGCAACTATAATGGAAAACGAGGTTGCAAAACCAAGGAGAAATGCGAAGCGCAATGGTCAGGGGCATTCCGAGGAGGTACCGGAAGCAGTGGATGAAGGCGAGATATCTTTTTGATCGGAGAACATATGACGCTAGGCGATAGAATAAAACGTTACGAAAAAACATTCCACTATATGACATTACGCAAGATGCCGGTTATGATCCGGGTTGATGGGCGGGCATTTCATACGTTTACGAGGCACTGCGAAAAGCCGTTTGATAGCAAATTGATCCAGGCAATGCTCTATGCCGCAATAGAATCAGCATCAGAAATGCAAGGGTTTAAGGCCGGATATGTTCAGTCGGATGAAGCTACGTTTTGCCTGACCGATTACGACTCCAATGAAACTCAAGCTTGGTTCGATTATGACCTCGCTAAAATGGTGTCCATATCTGCGGCTACTATGACAGTTCATTTCAATAAAGCATTCCCGTCAGATCGCGCTCCGGTATTTGATAGCAGGGCATTTACCGTTCCGGTTGGAGATGTTGTTAACGCCTTTTTATGGAGGGCGAAAGATTGGGAGAGAAATAGTCTTCAGATGTACGCTCGGGATTTTTTTTCTCATAAAGAGCTACACGGCAAGAATCATACGGCTATGCATGAAATGTTGTATGGCATCGGGAAGAACTGGGCAACCGACCTTTCCGAACGACAAAGGAATGGCACGTTTCTAGTTGTTTCAGATGCAGGAATAACGGAGCGCACTGATATTTTGCCAACATATAATACTATAAACGAGGCTATCGGGCACTTGTTTGTAAATGGTGATGCATGAAAACCTCGTTAAAAACATGCAGGAAAGAATGTAGTTGAGTCTGTTGGGGGTGCGCCCGAGGCGGCGAGCGGGAGCAGACTGTAAATCTGTGGCTCTTCGGAGCTGGGGGTTCGAATCCCTACACCCCCACCAATTTTCAGAAAGGCCCTTATGAATTATTTACGCGAAGCAAGCTATAATTTACACCTGAAAAGGCTCCGGGAGTTATTGCCGGAAGATCAATATGCGCGGATATTGAAAAAATACTCAGGCGATATCGCCCCCGACTTTCTCGGCTTCACAGAGATTTACGAGAACCTTGCGGCGATCATTCCCCGTCATTTCACGGTGATTGATTTGGGGTGCGCGTACAATCCTCAATGCTTTTATTTTCAGAAGCACAAGGCGTTTATTTCCGTAGACGAATCAGACTGTGATAAATTTATAACGCCTAATTGTACAGTTTTCGTCATGAGCATAGCCGACTTCATTGAGAAACATATAGACGAGTATGACCTTGACGAAACGTTTGCAATTTGTTCTTATGTGCCGGTTGAAAGCGAAGAAATGCAATTAGTGAAGAGTACGTTTAAAAACTTGTTCGCGTTCTATCCGAGCGAGAAGGAGCAAAAATCATGATCGAAATATTCCTCGGGCATTTGGCAGGTGACTACCTTTTCCAAAATAACTGGATGGCGCTCGGAAAGTCGAAGCACAATGGCCTTGGATGGCTGACATGCACGGCCACGGACAACACGATGCACCTGATCATTATGTTTTATGGGTGGCGCTTGCTCTATGGAGCTTGAAAGGAACCTTGAGAATGGCCATTACAAAAATAACTCCTATTTCGGGCGAACAGATTGAAACTGATAAGAATGAATATCCTACGTTCCTTCGGTGGGCTTCGGACAATTGGGAGCGTATCATGGGAGAATCAACAGAGCCAGTCTATGACTGCGAAGGACTTGAACATGAGTACCAAGCTTATAAATCCTCTCATTCATAACAAAGCAATAATGATTCGCGCAACCTATAACAACGCAGCAATTGAAAGGAGGATACCATGAACATCCTTAGAATATTCAACCTCGTTATTTTCGTAAGCGCAGGGATACCCTACTATGACCTGATAGTTGGCGGGGCGGCATGGGCCGTCTTGGCTGCCGGGGAGAAGGTTGTCGGGTGGGTGCTTGGGTGGTGAAAGGATAACCAATCGGGGCGTAACTCAGCCTGGTAGAGTTCACGGCCTGGGACCGTGCTGCCGCCCGTTCAAATCGGGCCGCCCCGACCAATTAAAAGGAAGCCATTGCGTACCCTACCAGAAGACATATTCAAAGCAAAAAGAAAACTCGAAGAATCACTAAGGTTTCTCAGAGAATTCAGGGAATGCCCTGATGCTGATTTCTATTCCATGATCCACGGTGCTCAAAAGTGCGCTAAGGCAACGGTACTCCTGATTAAGCGCCATAAAGATGAATATTATCCAGATAAGAAGAAAGGCTAATCATGATCTTCGGAGACTGCCCCTACTGTGACGCCATGGTATGCAATTCAATGACAAAGCAAAGCCCTGCTTTTTTCGAGAGCGTGTGCGAGCATTGTGGAAAAACGTACTGGGTTTATGCAACAAGGCTTGGAGAATGCCTTGCGTATACTCAAGAAGACTTTGACAAAGAATACATAAAGGACGTTGCAAATAAAACCATTGAAAAACGAAAACCGGATTAACAAGACCGGTAAAATAATTATAATAGAAGACATATTCGGAGAATTTGGTTTTCGCATCCGCTGGTCTGTTCAAGATGAGCGAGCAGACTTTGAAGTATTCGAAATAGCTATGCGGGCAGAAGATAACAGCGAAGCATTTTTTCTCCTAAAAAATGCAATCCATTCTCCGGGAGACAGCACGGAAAACATAGATGAGGCAGAAAAATATATGTCCGGGCTAGGGGAATATGACGGATGCTCAGATATTGAACGCGGACAACTTCACTGGTGCGGACCCGATGGATATAAAAAGCATATAGCTTTATTGGAATATATCTATAAGAGGGCGCACGAATTGATGTGCCGTGACCCCGGATTCCAATGGGGAGACACGCCCTATTATAATAACGAGCAAAAGAAAGGATAACCATGTTCCCCATTGAAATAAGAGCCTGGGATATAGAAGCAAAGCAAATGCTGTCATGGAAAGAGTTGCAAGCAGAATGGGAGTCGGAAGGGTATTTTGATTCTGTCTTGAGTGGAGATCACTGGATTCCCATGTTGTTCACGGGCCTCACGGACTGCAAGGGCAATAAAATATTCGAGGGGGATGTTTGCGGCTACAAAGGAGACCCTTCTACCTTCATTGTCATATTCGAAAAGTGTGCATTTAGAAAAAAGTATTTCCGGCACAAATGGGATAGTAGTATAGAATTCCCCATTCTTGAGCAATGGGACGTTGACAACATAGGGATGCACGTTATTGGGAATATCTATGAAAACCCTGAACTACTGAAAGGCTAACCATGAAAGAAAACTTGATCCACGATATCATTGGGAAAGAAGTGAAGGTTATCGGCCCCTTTGGAAGCGAAGAAGGATTCGTTGCTCACGCTACAATAGAGCGAGGGTTCACCATATTGGCCCCTGACGGCAAGCGCAAAATAGTTTGCTTGAATCGTCATGACTGCGGCGAAGGTAGCGATCAGCAATATTACGAATTGCTGGATAAAATTGTTGGCGAGATTAAGGACGATGGAGCGCTTACGCTGGAAGATCTAGCCATGAACTATAACTCTAACCCAAACTGTGCGTTCAAATAGAAAGGATAGCCATGGATCTTTCCCCAGAGTACGTTTTATTGTGTTCTAAAGCAGAAGAGATGCAAAACTATTGGCGCAAGCCAGCATGGGAGATTTTGCACGAGAATGGATGGGAAGAATTAAAATCAAATATTAACGTTGGCGATATTTTTTCTCACGGCTTGTACCGCCAGTGGTCTATTGTTTGCGATAAGATCACAAATCTTGCTAAACATCTTGGCCCTGAAAACGTAAATTATTTTACCTACAGGATAGAACACGACCGTGGCGGACATTATTTTGAGCAAAAACATGATGGGCTTGCTTCTGAATATTTCATATGGTTGCCTCGTCAAGACCAACTTCAAGATATGGTCATCGACAATTTTGGCACTGTGCGAGGCAAGAATGCAGTATCGTTAATGCTCTTGGAATTTCACTTCTTCATGAACAGTGGAGTGGCTTTCCCGTCCGCAGAGCAGTTGTGGATTGCATTCGTCATGAAAGAGAAGTTCAATAAGCAATGGAATGCGGAGAAGCAGGAATGGGAGAACATTTAAATGCCAGACAATCAAGGACCGTTCGAACTATACGATCAAGACCTCTATGCCGTTTGGACCAACAATGTAACCGCATGTGCAACACGACGGGCAGCGCTAATCGCTGGGGTAGACGAGTTAACCATGCTCCGGGCGGTGATTATCCAGATGCACGAATGTATGATGAAGCAACAGCAAAAAATATTACAGTTATCAGGTAAGGCTATGTCGTTCGATCTAATGACCGAGGGCGTGACCGCTGCGGACGGGCAGAGGTTTGTATTAAGGCCGAAGGATTGATAGTTAGGAGCATCATGACAAACAATAAACTCTCATTCCAGATAGACACGTTAAAATCCTATTTAATTGAAGCCACGGAGAGTATTTTTGACATGACGTTCAAGCGCCATCTCGACCTTACGGATCATGCCGTCCGTAATGCGCTTATTGAGCTAGGATGGTCTCCCCCGTCAACTATAACTACGACCGTAATAGCCCGCGAAGCCCTAGAAAAGATCGCAGGAGAAACCTACTGCGACGGCTCCGGATGCATTTATTGCAAAGGAGAAGCAGAGCATCCGAAAACATGGGCGGCGAAAGAGGCACAAAAAGCGCTTGAAAGAATGGAGGGAAGACAATGAAATCTAGCACTCTTATTGATGTTGTGTTTTACTTATTATTGTCTGTCGCGATATGGGGATGGGTATGGGGATGGACCAATTTGGCGTATGACGTTCATAAACAAAAAATTGCCTGTATAGATCGCGGCGGCATTCCAGCAGAGATAGATGGCAATGCCATATGCCTAAAATCAGATGCCATAATGCCAGAAAATTTACCTTGAAAATATTAATACTTTTGGATATACTTTAAGAGTGATGAATCCCATACGGGAGACTACGAACCATGCACGGTAATGGCCGTGTGCGGGAACAGGCGGGAAGAAGTTGACCAGGGCCTAATAGTTAAAAGATTGGAACACCGCTGATCACGGAGGATTGCCCGGTCAGACCGGCGATGCCGATACGCTCGTAGTGCCCCGCATGGGATTTAAGCAGGAGCGACAATGGAAATGGACGAAGAATCGAAAAGGCTATGGGATGAGTTTCGAGCTATAGCGCCTCCGCGAAAAGGGGCAAATCTCAGTTCGAAACCGCTCAACCCTGATATTGCAAAGTCGATTTTTGGGGGGGCATCCAAAATAAAGATCTACGCAGGTACGCCGCCGGAATTATTGGACATCAATGATGAACCTATCCATCACGCCAATGTCACTTGGGATATGTCCGATGCCCCATCATTTTCTTCCGGAGTACTATATGCCGATGGGGTTGCTGGCAGACAAATTATTGCGTATACGCCAGACGGGTTCATAATGACCCCATTAAAAGTGTCACAGATATTTTATCGCTTTATGGAAACAGGGAGAGCTTTAACAGAAGATGAAGCTAGAAAGATTTGCGAGGAATATGAAAAGTGACAACATAACCACCATTAATCCCCTTGCCGCAGATTTCCATAAGGGAGATTATATCAAGATAGCAGGCAGCAATAAGCCCTATGCTAACGGCCCGTGGGTGGTAGAATCGGTCAACAATGATTGCACCATTACCATTAGAAAGCCTTTTTGGTTATGGATGGCTTGTTATTATACTCGAAACTTTTTCATTTCCACGATTCCCAATTTATGGAGGCGCGTCATGAAAATGTTTATAGCACTGTTTATGATTCTGCTTTTCGGTTCTATTGCTTTCGCGGAAACCGAATACGACTACGTAATAATCACCAAAACCGGTTACGCTCAGGTATGGCACAACCTTGAAAAAAGGAACGGTCAGTATTGTACGCAACGAAGTTTGTTCGAGGACTGCATAAGCGCAAAGGACATCAAGTCGATCAAGCAAGTCGAGCCGGGAACCGTTGACGCCCGTGAAGTCGGTGTAGCCGATACCGCCGGGCTGGATATCATGTCAGATAATATGTGGGCCGCAATGTACGACGAAAAAGAAGTTGCCGACAAGAAGAACCGCGATGCCGCTGATGACCGGGCCAGGGCAAACGCGTATAAAAAGTTGGTTCGCAAACACGGCAAAGACAAGGCGGACAGGGTGCAACGTTACGGGAATTCAGAGTGATAAATGGAAGCATCGCCAATTACTCCCATCCAGCCTCTAAAGTGTCAATGTGCCCAAACAGAAGCGTGATGTTTTTAAGAAGGTTCTGGAAGTTCTCTTTAGTCAGATGAAAACATTCTCCTTCCTCCGCGAACACCACTTTATAAAGTTGCGGTTTGGCCGGAAGTGCGGGCCTCTCTGCCTTAACATATTCAGTTTTAGTAACCGGGACGGTCGAACACCCGGTTTCCAAGGTCAAGAAGAGTGCCACCAGAAGCGTCCCCACTGCCACCGTTATTAGGTACTTGAACATTTGCTTTCCCTCCTGCTTCGTCAATTTGCTTCAATTTCCGTTGCGTCCGAGCCTGACGATCTATTTGTTCTTTGCATTGTGTATGGGCCTTGGTCACATCCGATTTGAGAGCGCTGATCGTGGCCGTACTGACTAGGTTGGCATCTCGGAAAACCTGGGTTTCCAGCTTCAACTTGTCGATCACCGGCTGCTTGAGTTTGTAGACGACGTACCCGCCGGCCACAAAAGACAATATGACCAATGCCACGGCGACATAAATCTTGAACTGGCTGAAAAAAGTTTTTAGTTTATCAAACATCGCCATTCTCCATTTTTTTTGTGGCTTTGGTCTTCTGGTACTCGTCAAAACCTTTCTTGCCGACGAAGGCACCGAGCGCAGCGATATACATAGCGGCCACACTGCTGTCAATTGTCTTGCTATGCGTAGTCGCGTACCAGGAGAGAACTACCATATTGATCGTGTATCCCCACATGATTAGCGAACCTTTAGCGAGGAAGAACGCCGTGCTTTTCAGAAATGAAATGACTGCCTGTATCATGCTATCCCCCTTTGGACCGCCCACCCATGAATAGCTTCAGCGATGATCTCGGCTATCGTCTGAATGTTATTTGTGATATAGTTTCGGTCCTCTTCGTTGTCGATGAAGCCAAGTTCGACTAATGTGGCCGGTATCTTCTCGCTATCATCGAGAACGGTGAGCCTCTTTTTAAGATCCCCGATATCGTTGAATACGCCTCTATCCTTCAGCCCGGTCATTTGCGCAAGGGCTTTTTGGATAATGTTCGCAAGCGGGAAGTCGATATCGTCCCTGTAAAATGCCTCTATCCCTTTTGAATTATGCTTCTCGGACGCATTGCAATGAATCGACACGAAGGCGTCCGGCTTGAACTGGTTAATCATATCCTTGCGCTGCTTCAGGGTAACATCTATGTCTTTGTCGCGGGTGAATAGAACGAAATGGCCTTTTTCGCGGAGATGCCTTCCGGCCGATAAAGCTACTTCCAGGTTTATATCCTTTTCTTTGATTTCATCGCCTTCTACTGATGTATCGGGGTCAAATACTGCTCCGGGCTTGTCATTCCCGTGTCCGGGGTCCAATGCTATCTTCATTCAGACAACCTCCCTTGCCGCAAAATAAAAAAGCCGGGTCGCGGAAGAATTGCTATCTTCCGGCCCGGCCTCTGATTAAATCTCAGGTGATCCGTCTTGGTTATTTAGTTTTTATGACTGTTCAAAAAAATCATGAACGATCTGGCTTATTGAACGCTTTACTAACCCACGGCCTGCCCGTGGCTGGATTGTACAATACATCTATTTCATGCGGGTTAAGTTTTTTCTGCTTAATAAAGTTAGGGTGACATCGCAATGATTCCGGGGATAGGTCGTATATGTACGGAGAGACTACGAGAAACTTCCCGCTGTCTAAATTACCCTTTATCCAATCAGTAATAATGTCCGCGTCAATCTCTTTCATTTATTCCCTTCCGCGCAAACAATAGACATGCAGGCCGCCAATCCAACTTTGCCCCTTTCGCATTCCTTGAGGCTCCCGCAATCTTCACATTTTAAGTCTGCGCACAGATAGCGCACCGTATCGACATCATCACATCTCCATGCGTCAACGGGGACGTCGTGCGCATCCTCCGCGTACACGAATAGTTCTATTGGGTACTTCATATTAGTCCATTGCCTCCTTTTTCTCTACCCCATCTAAAACAGCAATTACAATTCCATCTTGAGTAAGCGTCAAGGTGGACGACCGGCGAGCATGGTCAAAATCAACGGTCATTCCATAAGTGCCCGTCTTGATTTTCTTTTCGACCTCTGGCGGAATTTCATAAATAAAATTTTCCAGACACGGCCATTGCTTTGGTAGAGGTATGCTCATTCCTTGCCTTTCTTCGCCGACGCAAAATACAGGTCCAGTGCGCGACGGACAATCTCAGCCTTCTTCGTGTCTGTCCTCTTGGCCTCGGCTGCAAGCTGCTTGCTTTGTTTGTCTGTTAGGAAGAAGTTTTCGCGTTTCATGGGCTACATTGCCTTTCTTTTTTTATTAAAAGGGCACGTAGATCTGTCCGGTGCGCTCCTGATGGGAATTCCATAATCAGCTTCTTGATTTCCTCTGCCGTTGCAGTTTGCGCGTCAAGGAAAACAGGCATTAGCAGTTTATCTATTTCTTCATCCAGCACACGAATCGCCTGATGAAGTGCATTGGCATTATTAATGCGCATTTGCTTTTCAGAGTCGTCCATTATAATTTTACTTTTCACCCGGCATACGCACTGCGTATCATTTCAAACACTTCCCACGTACCGTTCTTCTTTAATATCTCTATTGCCTCTTCTTCGGTTTTATGGGTTTCGTCTGGAACGATATATTTTCTGCATTCAAAGCAGTAATATTTTATTGCATCACTGTTTCTGACATGGTGCGTTTCGCAATGACTGTAATCGCCGTCATGGTCTATGTGAACGATGTCCATATGGGGCCTTTCCGATGCGCGTCGTTGTGGTGTTATCTCGTTTCCATAACTACACGCCTGTCAATGCATCCGCAAAAATAAAATGGGTCAACATGCTTCCCATGTATCGCGCATTCAGAATAGTGCCTTCGCTCCCGGTCGCCACAGACATGCCAAAGTCTGTCAACATCATCTGCTCCAAATAGATCGGTTTCTGATTTACAATATCGACACTTGAGCGCAACCACTTGCTGTTCAAGCATATTTGCTTCTACCATGCTTAACTCCTTATTCCCCTCTATACTTCTATTCTACGCACTTCCTACGCACTGGTCAAGAGGAATTATTGAACCGCCCGGTCGAATAACATAGCCCTCTTGTCTGGCCTGCGCTTTCTCATAATTGACTGCCTTAAAGTTGCCGCCGTAATAAGCGGCACCGCTCCTTTCAAGTCTTTCACTTTACTATTGAACTGTCGCACTTTTTTCATGACTCTCGCTCGCTTCTCTGCGGTATTAGCCAGCGCAAATTCATCGTAGATCGCTTGTTTCTGTTCCGCGTAGTAGGTGACGGTATTTATCATTTCCTGCCGCTTGGCCTGCGCTGTGGATACCTTTTCCGGCCTGATCCCAAAGAATTGTCCTGCGGCCTCCTTTGCGTTCAAGGTTATCGGATTTCCTTCCGCATCATAAACTATTCTGCCGCCCGGAGTGGTGGCAGGCTCTCCATACATTCTTACGCCCTTCATGGCGTTTTCAAGGAATAACGGGCTCCACTGTTCAGCCGCCCTCCAATAGTCTCCCCGATTGAATGACTTTGCCCCCCTCGACAGTTTTTCCAGAAGTCCACCATAAACCCCCATAGCGGTCTCGGAAACTCCCTCATGGAATGGGATCGCGGTTTTCATGCTTCCCGACAGGTCAAATCCAAGAAGCGCCGGGAGCCCGTGCATGCCGAAAGTTTCCAGCGTTTCCCCGCCGATAGTTCGAAGGAATTTTCGCTCGGTCGCCCGTGTAGTCCAGCCGAATTGTTTCTCCATGATATCCAAAAAGTCATCCCACCAGGGTATTGAGGTCATTCCGCCAAGTATAGTAAGCCAAAAAAGACTTCTGAGCGCCAATAATCCCCCCTCTTTTGCGTTCCCCGTCCTAAACCCATCCGCGAGAGATAGTACGAAGTTGTGAGAGAAGGAGTTGAAGGTATATGCCGCATTAAGCAATGCCCCGCCTGGCCCCGGCCCGGCTGCCAATTCAGGCTTATTTGCCCTTCCCATCTGAAAATGGGTATCGTGTACAAAATCTGTAGCTCTCTTAAAGGCCCCTGCGTCATAGCCCTTTTCATTGTCGATGTTTTTTTTATTCTCAAAAACACGGTATGCCGCAAGAAAAGCAGATTTTCGGTTAAAATGTTCCATTGCGAAAAAGGGCAATCCGAGTCCCCGGTTAACCTTATTCCAAGCTCCCTTCGTATAGCCGTCTACCTGACCCATAATGTCGTTTAAGAATTTCGCTTGATCTAATCCCTTGTCGTGAAAGTCCTTTAAAGCAGCTTGCTCGACAGGGGAAAGCTTAGAAATGCGCCCCTGCGTCGCTACGTCGGCCATAGCTTTGCTGTATTTCCTTCCCGCGCCCCTTGTGTAGCGTCCAAGCTGGGGAATGCCTGTAACGAAGTTCTGCGTAAGCTGGATAGGCACCATACTTAATTTCCCGGTAATATACATGAAAAACGCCGCCGCTTTTGCTTTTCCTACTTTTCGGTCGATATCCGTCTGGTTTCGGGTCAGGTTTTTAACGTAATTCTGCGCATAGGCGTAGAGTTCGGTCTTTTTCTTGTCGATTTGCTTTAATGCTTGAGTATATCTATACGCCGCTTCCATCTTTGTCAAAGACCCGGACAGCCCGGACATGTAATCAACAAAAGCCTTGTCAAGATTTTCCGTTTCATATCCGCCGACCCATGTTTCCGACCGATGAATAGCGTGTCTCTCCCATCCCCGCTTTCTGAGGTCGTCGGTTACGGTTTCAAAGAGCGCATTTCTAAGAGCGTGAGCCGCTTCAGGAGATACCCCTTCCTTGGATTCGGCGCGTTTCAAACTGCCCTCGACGAACCTTTCAATGGCTGCCTCGGAAATCGCCTGATAAATCTCTTCCGGCACTTGTTTTGAAACGTATTCAGACATCTTCATGCCCGGAAACTTTTGCTGAAGTCTCAGCAGGGTCTCTGTTCCCTTGACCTTATTTGTAGATCTTTCCGACCAAATGAGCCTTCCCTTCCACGGACCCATGAACTTCTCATTCCATTCAGTCGGCTTTGCTACTCTCGGATCATGAACGTCAACTACATAATTTCCTTCTCTCTGATGGGGCACATAGAACTTGATTCGGCCTATCTGTCTGCGCATCTTGGCAATCTCGGTTCTCCCGAAAATCACCGCGTTATAGGCTTCGTTGAAAGCTCTATGGCTATCTTCCGGTATTGATGAAAGTACCTGTTTTTTAGTTTTATCCCTATTCTTCTTTCCCTTTTGAGATGTGACGTTTTTGAGCGATTCGAACCAGGACTTGTCCTCGTAAGGAAGCAGGTTCATTTTTTCAAGCCACTGCATACGAAGTTCAAGCGCCGCATCCATAGCCCGCTTCCAAGAATAGTAGGCCGATTTGCTTTCGGTATCGAGCCCCTTCAATTCGTCGGGATTCATCACCCTATTTTCCTTGTCGGACTTAAGTAGGTACTTTTCAACCTTCTTCTTTGACTCTTTCGGGAGGGCAAGGAATTCGTGCATTCCGTCTTTGTTCTTCTTGATCCTTGCCGAAAGCAGTCCGTTTCTCAGGGTGTCCCTGTTTTCTTGTCGGATCTCTTCAACATCCATCACCCGGTCGAAGTCTGCAAAATTTTTGGCAATCCAGTGCGGGAGGCCGATCAATCTTTCCAGCTTAGAAAGATCGTTATCCGCGAATGACTGACGGTATGATCTGTAGAACCGTTTTGGGTTGCTCGCTATTTCCGTGAAAATATTGTTTTCCGGCTTTGCTGAATAAGGAGTTAGTTTTTCGGTAGCCTCACTCGCCACCTTCGCGCCACGGGCTTTGGAGTAAAGAATATTGGGGTTCTCAGGGGAGAATTCTCCAGTGTTCCCGGTTGCGGATTTGATTTGAGTGGGTTCAAAAGCAATAAACACCCCGTGCCTGTTCATATCCGCAGCTTCATTAAAATCTGTATACCCGGTTATATGTTCATTCCCGCTATACAGGTCCACTCCGCCCGGATATTCTTCGCTTTTTCTTAATTCTCGACCAAACTTGTTCAGTGAAACCTTACCGCTACGCTCAAATTCTTCTTTGCTCGGAACAAAATAGGGTTCGTGAATTATCCCATCGTGTCCACGAGTCTGCAAATCCATTCTAACGGCGTCATTCAAGGACCGTGCTTCTGGATACTTTTGTTCCCAAGTATTTGCAATTTCATTTGCCACTTTACGAGCGTAGCTTCTTGTCGCGGGATTCTGGAGGGCTAAATAATACGCTCTCGTTTCCCCGCCCCCTTTTGTATTGGGCCTGCCCCACGGGAAGTCTCCTGAGCGCCGTGCGTCTTTCTCGTCTGAGGTAAAATAAAATCCATTATACGGGCCATCAGGGTCATATGGATTTATTTTGTTTTTATCAAATTGTTCAAACCCTTTTATCGGGCTTCCATGATACACCACCAGCGGCTCCGATCCCGCCTTCCCATCCACGGTGACTACAGAGTTTCCAAACCATTTGCGGAAGGACGGGTTGCTAAGTATCGGCCCATTAGCGCCTCTAGTAGTTCTATCCTCTCGTCTATCTCCTTGCTCGCTCCCGACAGAAGCGGGCCTGAGTTTATTAACTCCCTCTCTTCCCGCGCCAGGCTCTCCATAAACCTCACCCATTCCGGGTTGGGATTCTGGCAAGCCTTCATTACCTTGCACATTTTCTTCTCCTTCCTGAAATGAACGTGAGAGTGCTGCTTGGTCGCCCGACTGTGGCGACCGGGGGGAGTCAGAGGACGCTAATTGATCGAAAAATTTCTTCTCCGCTTCCCGGTGGACACGCTTAATCCCTGACAAGAGTTCTCTTCCCCTGTCAGTCAATATCATCCTATCAACTTCTTTGGCCGGGAAACCTTGTCCCATTAATTCCCCAGGGCCAACGTCCTGATGCTTCCTTTCTATAAAACCTTGCTGCTCTAAGCCGTTGTACCTTTCCCCTTGAGAGCGAGAAAGATCGCTTATAAACCCGCCTTCACCTGCGAATTTTTGTAAAATATCTTCATCGCCATTTTTGAGGCCATACTTATCAAGTATAGGCTGTGGGTTAAAATCAACTACCCATCCCTTTGCCGTCCACTTCCCACCCTCGGGCTTGCTCTCGGGTTTTTCAGTGAGGATGTTTTTTGGAGCGTACCAAAACTCTCCCGGCCCATCGGCAGGATAAATATCATCAAGCGTTGCGCTGATTTGCGATATCTTACCCTCACCTCCGAGATTGTTTTTAATATGGTCCTCGGCGTACTTGCGGCTGCTTGTTACATAATCCCCCGCTGCAATTTCTTTTCCTTCCGGCGTTGCGCGATACAGCGTAATTTTACCATCCGACGGGGGGTTGGCGCCGCGTAGCCATTCACGCTGACTTTGCTTATCGTAGTTTGCAAGACTTCCGTTCGGGTCTTCTTCGCGCATTAATTGCGCATCTTCAGGACCTCGCGACCGATAAACTTGATTCCCACTTCCGGGCGTTACAGGGTTTTTCTCAGTGGGTTTTTCGCCCGCCCCCTTCTTTGGGGTCATGGGGGGTATTTTACCAGATTCTTTAGATTCCGCAACCCCTCCCTCTCTCCTGACGATCCTCTCTTCTCCTTCTCTAAGGTCAGTACGTTCGTAAGGAGTGCCAAGCCTTTCTTCTGCGGTCATGTCGGCGCGAGCGGAGACGCGACGGGCTTCTTCTTCGCCGGAGAGGCGGCGATATCGATCAACTGATTCTCCTTCAAGTCTCTTGGCGAGCAATCGTATTTCATTCTCAAGCGTACCAAATCGTGCATTTTCTCTTGTCGTTCGCTCGGCCCACAGTTTTTTCTTCAAACGATTATACTCGTCTTGCATTTCTTCAAAGCGGTCTTTCAACTCCGTTGCTCCCCCCACCGTTGGCATTCCGCCCTTTGCGAAATTCTCCCTTACTTGAAGTGCGTGTTGTATTTCATGCAGCAGGACATCTTTTGCTTCTTCCAAATTACGAGCATTCACTGTTATTTCAGGTTCGCGGCCAAAATACCTTTTAGTGTCAGGCGTTCCCTCGTCAAATCGTCCATTGCTCTCTTCTAGGCTAGGGTCAATACTGATATTTGTCAGCATACTTTTAAATTCAGGATACGCCTTAAAGAGTTCGGCATGGCTAAGCACTTCAGAAAGTAAAATAGTTCTATTCGCTACTCCTTCGCTATCAAGTTTAATATTTTGCAGTTCTGCCTTGTTATCATCAATCTCAAACCTCTCCTGCCTGTCCGCAAGGTCGGAGAACTTCCCTTGAGCCTCGTTGAATCCCTTTGCTTTCTTCCCGGCAAACGAGTACCTTACCCCTTCTCCCATGCCCTCGGCTTTAAGGGCGGCACCGGCAAGGTTAAGAATATCGTTGTCTGACCAGTCTACTGTGAAGCCGTGGTTCCTAAGCCAGCTACGGACTATTGCGATCATTCGTTTGATTAGCGGTTGTTCCTTGTACTCTTCGCCGTATCGGGCTATAAACTCATCTACTGCCGTGAGCATTTCTGTCTTCTTGTTTACGTTCAGGTTATATTCGTCTGCAATTTCCCGAATTTCGTTTCTGTACTTTTTCCCTATCGCGGTGAATATGGGTTCGATTCTGGGACCGAGAACGTTACGAAGACCCTTATGAACTAACTCATGCTGAACAACTTGCTGCAATCTTTTCTCCGAGGCTATATTCCCCGCGATGATATAGAAAGCATTCGCGTCAGCGTCATAGGCCCCTTCAATAGTCCCAGAAAGGCCTTTAGACAACATATCATTCTGAATGTTTTCGGGAAGTCTCGCTTCATTTTCCACAACGACAAAATTTTCCAGATTGTCAAAGTCGATATCCAACTTCTTCATCTCGAAAATTGCATCGTGTTTAGACATACCTTTTCCTGCTATGCCTTGAGCGGCGTAGAGGGGTTGGCCTTCAGCGGTGATAGCTTCACGGTACATTGTTGCCGAAGTGCGGAAATCTTTATTGCGCCCTTTGTTTTCTACAAATCCGAAACGCTTGTAGAATTCTTTGAGCCTGCCTTTTGACGTAGCCCCCAAACTATCATCCGGGGAAAGCTCGATGCGCAATCCATTCTCATCAGCAAAATCTGTCAGGTCGTGCATCGCCATAGTGCCGAGTCCGCGCTTGCGCTTGTCTCTGTCTACCTCAATTCGGTTAATCGACAATAATTGACGAGGGATGCGAGTATTCTTTTTGTTGCGATAGTCAAAAGCGTCTATTGCGACTCCAAGTTTTTCCCATTTGCCCACAATTGAATCAAGTGATTTCTGATTTGGTTTCGTCGAATACGCCGGACCCTGCGCACTCTCCCCGGACACTACCCCGAAATCATCTTTTACCCGAAGATACTGAGCAAACAAATCCGAAGATTCATTAATAAGCCTTACCGCCTGTTCGGGGGAGTAATATTCACTCTCTACCACATCAGGAGAAAGGATTTTTAATTTCTTGAATACTCCTACAATGTAGTCAACAAACTTTTCAAATAGGTTACGATCCTGCTGATACATGCGCTCATAGAATCGCTTGTCTCGAATCGCGTCTCCCAGAATGTGAGCGCCATATTCGCTCCATGCCTCTTCGACGGTCTCAAGCTGCTTCATGCCGAGACGATTTACACGCTTCTTATTCTCGACCTCCATAAACTCTTTTACTTTGGCGTCGGTTATAAGCCTTCTGGCAATCTCGGAAAAGTTCTTATACTTGGCTTCGAGTTCAGGAGACAGTTTCGCTACGTGTTCGATGTTATGGAACAGTTCGTGACCGATTACTTTTGAAAGGAGTTGAGGCGTATCGAGTGCGTCAGAGACAATGATGTAACCCTTTTTCGGGACTGCACCATCGAAAGGAATGTTATTGCTGTTGGCAAAAAGAATCTTCGTGCCGGTGAATTTTTCCCATTCGCCTGCTACTTGTTTTTGGATTGGGCTGATTCTGGAAGAGGGGGCAATGGTGCGCCCCAAATCTTCTTCAACCAAGCGGAATGCTTCGAGTTCGAGCGGGCCATAAGACTCTGGGACCCGCAAGTTATCTCCCGATCTTTCGGCTTTGATTTGTCTTGTGACATTGCTTCCCTCTTCTGCCGCTATTTCAAGCACTTGCGACTTGGGGATAGTAACTTCACCTGTTGCTTTCAGGCGAGCTATTACTTTCTCCGCGTTTTCTGCCGTAATTGTAGCACTTTTTACCATTTCCCGCAACTTGGAAGTGAAGGCGGGAATGTTGACTTTTGAGCCGTAGTTCTTGCTTATATAGTCGGAGATTTTGGTGAAGTCGGAATCCCTTGAGGCGTATTTTGGCGCTTCCCTCGGGGCCTCGGACTTTATCTCTTCCTGTTTAGGGGCCTTCACGCTCTCCGTCTTTCCGCTTGCGCTTTCTTCCTGCATGTGTTCGCGGGCAATCTGTACCGCGTCGGACGAGCGCCACGGCATAACTATGCCTGCGTGTTTGCCTTTACTGTAGACGCCGACCGGGGATATATTGTCGCCCTTAGACATTTCCACGCCGATTTTAAACGTTGCATCTGGGTAGTGGTCTATGATGTGCTGGTAATAGTCTGTGCTGATCGCGTTTGACACGTCACCAGAAATAAGAACTGTAGTACTTTGCTTCTCCCCTCTAATTGGATAATCGGCCACTCCGTAAGGGAAGTCGTTCTTCTTATCTGCCGGATTGTATGGCTTTTCGTCAATCGCGACGAATTTGATCTTGCCAACGGGCAACTTCGCTTTTTCTGCGTTTTCCGCGAAAAGTCTTTTTGCTTGCTCCGCGAGACGTTCGCGGTTTTCCTGGTTTGTCTCTTTGTCTGCCCCGCCCCATCTTTTCGCTAGAGTTTCGGGGATCGCCTTTGTCTCTCCAAGAAGCAAAAGGTGCCCGTTAGTATATGCAGGCTTTCCATTCAGCTTGAAGTCTATACCCTCTTCCAGTTCTGACGGAGCTCGGTATCCCCTCGCCTTCCCACTAGGCTGCGTCAAGTTCTTCGCCTTCTCGGGCGTCGTCGGGAATTGCTTCGCTACAATTTCTTTGAACTTCTTGAGCGTAGCTTTATCATTGTATACGGTAAAGTTTCCGTCATTTGGGACTTCTATGGTTACGGATGGGATAGTTGCCTGAATCTCACGCGCCTGCCTATGAAATGCTTCTCGTTCAGAGAACAACTTTTGTACTTGATCTTCATCTTTCTTGTAGTGGCGAAGATTCGCAGCTTTGTCGTAAGCCGCTTTTGCTTTATTATTTATGTCATTAATTTGCTGAACTTTTCGGTCAAGCCCTTCGATTTCTTCCGGCGCATCCTTAATCGCCTCGTCAACATGCTCGATCAGGAATTTCTTTTGAGCCTTGAGTTCCTTTGCGGTCGTTCCGGGAGCGGCCTCGACTGCATCCTTCACAACCTCTTTCGGGATTTCTTCCTGCTGACGGACGGCTACCCCGGCTATCTGGGATTCAGTGAGTTTTTTCTTTAAAAATTCATCCGCGGCCTGCCTGTCTGACTTTATTTTTTCAGGAGTAGGCGCAGTTTCTTCCTGGTACGATTCGAGTTCGTCTAGGATGTTAACCCTGCGCTTCTGAGATTGTTCGTCATTCTTACCTTTAAGCGAGGCAAGTTCTTTTTTGAGTTTTTGAAAATGTGAAGTCTGGGCGGTGTCCGGCATGGCCGTTTTCTCAGTTTTCCCGCCCAACTTTACTGTTGTCGTCGCTACTTTTTCTTTTTGCCCGGCTTCGGCTGCGGCATCATCGGCATCTTCTTGTCGCACTGCTTTTTCATTCGGCGTCCCTCCTTTCCCGGCAACTGTTAAAGTTGTCTTTATAGATGGCTTCTCCGTCTTCTTCCCCACAACCTTAATCCCGTTCGGCTTCAGGTAATCCCTGATAACATCCCCGGCGGTCATGATGTGGCCTTTGTAAAGCTGCTTCTGCTTCACTTCGTAGAGGTTCGCTATTTCCTTGCGGGTAATTTCCTTGTCGCCGGATTCAATGAGAGCGTGGATCGTCCTGACTTTCGAGCCGCCTTCCACCTCCTCTTTTTTCTCCGCTACTTTTACGGGCTTTAAATCCTTTGCCTCGTAAGTATCGATCTCTCCTTTAGAGTTCTTTACGTCAAAATACTTTTCTCCGAGTTCCTTTTCGGATTCAGTTTGGGGAAGTTCTCTCTCAATAGTATGCACTTCAGGGGAGTTCCCTACGCGGACGGTGGAGCCAACTTGTAAGGATTCCTTGACAATTGGAGTTTCTTTTTTCTCCGGTTCCACAACCTTTTCTTGTGGTTTCTGCGCTTTCGCAAACTCTGCCCTCTTCTCTCGGATCTTCCGGGCGATGGTCATGGCGTTTACTTTGCCGACCGGGAGCGTGTAGGTTGCGTTGTCGGTCTGAGGATCGTTAAATAAAACGTCCACCGGGTTCCCGTCAGCGTCTTCCTGCGTTCCCTTGTAAATCATGCCCTGCTTTTCGATCAGCTTCTTTGCGCGGGGTTCGTCGAAAGAGGGCTTGGTTTCACTGTCCGGGGCGGTTTCAACGGGCGGTGAAACGGGCTCCGGCGCTGGGAGTGCCTTCTGCTCTGCCTGGACCGGCCTTTTGACAACCTTTTGATCGGGAATTGACAACCTTTCGGGCGGCAATTGTAAGCTTTCCGGCATTGCACTTGTCGGCTTCCCTGCAATTTCTGGCGCTGGTAGCGCCTTCCTCGCTTCCGGTGCCGGGAGCATCGGGGCAGGCTTCTTCACGTTCTCTTTGGTCGCCCACTGCTTCAACTGCTCTGCGGTCATGGGAACGATACCGCCGAAGCCCTGCCAGCCTTTTGCGTAGTGATCCATATAGGCTTGTTTGGCTGATTCGAGAGAATCCCATCCGATCATAATTTTATTTTCGTCGTAGGCTTTCGTCTTCGGGTTGACCTGATTTACCACAAAGACGGTCGGGGAGGTCGGTTTCGGCCCGATGAAGGCGTCCATTGCATCCCCATCAGCGCCGGGGAGGTCGATTAATTTTCCATAATGAGCTTCCATTTTGGTTCGCCAAACTTCCCCGGTGTCTTTGTTCTTTCCTCCCCGGAACATGCCCCTCGGGGTTTCAGCCCGGAAATTGAGGCCCTGAACAGGCACGATAGCGCCTTGACGATAGTTTCCGGCAGAGGCTTGAGCTTCCGACTTCGGCATTTCCGCCTTGTACGCGGCCTGATCTATCTTTCTTGTAAGTTCCCGATCCTCTTCAATCGCCTTCCCCTCGATGATGTTGCTTTCCAATGAAGGAACGGCCCCTTGCTTCGCTGTCGGGGACATAATCTCGCCTTCTAAAGCAGGCATGGCCGTTTCTGTCGGCCTCGCCATTTCAAGCGGTTTACGTGGCCCCTGCTTCGCTCTTGCTTTTTCCACCGATGAAGCGAATTGTGAGGGCGGAGGCGGCGTAAATTCCCTTGTCGGAATTTCCGCGTCCATGATCGTTCCGGGCTCAAATTGCTCTGTAGAATATGACGGAATTACCGGAACGGGCCTGCCACGCTCTTCCTGGCCCTGCGGTTCTGCCTGCTGGCTCAAGATATCCTGCGCGGTCAAATCTATGGGCGGCATTGCCGTTCCCGGCCCGGTAAACGGTGCCGGACGGCCCTGAGCCGCTTCCTGTCGCCATGCTGCCGTGGTTTCCTTGAGCGCCTGCATCTGGGGCATGGCGGAAATTATCTTCTGGCCTCGCTCGGTCGGCTGCATGGAGGTAAGATCGAAGTCAGCTATCGGGGCTGCGGGAGCGGCTTTATCTGCCGGGGGTATCGTGAGATCCGGGAAGACGGGGGAATATTGATTCTCAAGGTTCGGCACATACGGTTTTTTGGCTTCTGGACGTCCTTTTAATCCCTGCGCGGCACCCGGAAGACCGCCCATTAACCCACCAAGCAGCATTGATTCTGCTACGCCTTGTTCTGGATTTATTGCAGGATTAGCCCGTTGCTCTTCAACGTTCTGGATTCTCTGCTCGTACCCTTCCTGCAAAGCCTCTCCGGGAGCGCCTGCAAGGAATCCTTTGACTGACCTTTTCAGCCTGCCGCCGTGCAATATTTCAGGAAGAACAAATTCCAAAAGTTGAGACGGAATGCCCGAAGGCGCCGTTTTAATAAAAACCTGATTTGCAATCCCGTTGGCAAGAATTCGCTTAGCGTCTTCCGGGTTTTGCCCTTTTGCAAGAAGATCGTTATAGGTGTCCTTGTATTCTGTACTCTGAAGCTCTTCAGGCTTCATGTTCATTACATCAGTATAGGCTGAAGCAGCGTCCATGCCTCCGGTTTGCGCCGCTCCGATGCCGGCCTGCATGATGGTCTGCCCGATTATGTTTTCTGCATATTTGCGAGCGGCATCTGTACCGAGATTCATCCCCGTTTTAGCAAGGTGCTTCTCGGCCATACTGATAGCTTTCTGCTCAAGCGTTGATCCGAGCTTTGGAAGTACCTTTTGTCCAATCGTATTCGCAAGAGATACGGCCTTTTCAGATTTTCCCGCAATGCCTCCGAAAAATTGGGGAACCTGCCGTACTCCCTGCATGAATACGTCGCTGAATCTTGCTTCAGGGTTAAGCTCAATGGTCGGAAGTTCTCCCTTGAGTATCGGTTCGATGATTTTCGTATTCTCGGAGAAAATGGGCCTCGGGCGCTCTGCTTCAGGAATAGATTCTTCCAGCGCCTTACTTGCCTTCTCGGAAAGCTCCATTCCGCTTTCGCCCAGGGTTTTACGGCCTGCGGCTTTCAGCACGAGATCCATAGGATTTACAAATTGCGAAAGATAGGATACCCCGCCCGCTACGTCCATTGCGCCCTGTCCTAATGTTTTGGCGACATTCTTTATGGAAACAGGGGACGCGTCGGGTTTCAAGTCCGGCATTGCGCTTGTCGGCTGTACGGGAGTGGACAAATCAGGCATAGCGCTCGCAACAGGCTTAGGCTGCGGAATGGTAGACGCCTGAGCTTCCATAGACGCAACTCCCGTATCTGGTTTGGGGACATTTGGGGCAATTTTCATAAAGTCAGACTCATCAAGAATCTGGCCTGATTTTGCAGAACTTATCCCTTCAAACTCTTTATCCGATACAATCGGCATGTTTTAAACTCCTGTCTTTGAATGGAGGAAATTATGCGCCCGGAAACCATATTTTCCCAGTTTCTTTGTTTCGATAGCCTTTAATGCCCTGCGGGTTCGTTACTTCTTCGTCAAATCCTTCAGGCTTCGTATCGCTCCTCTTGTTTTCCAGTTCCGCAAGGTCTCCTTCAATTTGCGTCAAGGCCGTTCTGATAGCGGGCTTTTCCTCTTCAGGGGTCAAGGGATCATAAAGTTTGTTCGTCAGGATTTTCCCTTGATCTACAAACCATTGGCCGCGATAACTTTTTGCAGAAAGAGATTTATTATCAGCCAAAGACTTCTTGTATGACGTATCCGCTTCCGCCAACTTCGGTACCGCCGTGGCCTCTTGCGTCAACTTCTCCGTTTCCGCCGCGATCTTAGGTGCGTTCAGTTGCATTTCCATTTTCTTGAGTGCCGATGTCATGTCGATACCGTACTTGTCCTGAAAAATCTTTGCATTGGCAAGGTCGAGTTGGCGCTTTTGAAGTTGTTGAGAATCGACATACTTTTGCATTCTCCGAGCTTCATCAACCCCGTGTATCCCTCCCCAAAGATTTGTATATTGGTCATAACTATTCTGGGCCTCTTTGTTTGCGGCAAGTCTGTCCTGTAATATTTTCGCGTTTTCCTCTTGTGAAATATCCGGCATTGCGCCGTATCTATTTTCAAGAAAATCGTTCGTTATGATGTCCGGCATGGCACTGGACTTCGGAGGCCCAGTAACCCCAGGGACTTCCGGCATTCCAGGCTTAGTTGTTTCTGCCACTTGAGGGGGTTGTGTGCCGGGTTGTTTTGCCGTACCTTCTGGTCGGGTAATCGGCACGGATTTTCGTGGTATGTGCGAAGGAATCGTATCAAGAGAGGGCATAGCATTCCCTTCTCCTGCGTATGCCGTCATTCCGTTATTCGAAGGGATAGGCGTTCCGGCGTCATATCCTACAGGAACCATGCCCACTCTTCGGGCAAGCCTTCCCGCTGACGTTTTTGCATTGTTTAAGGCATCGCGAGTGTACCCCGTGTAATAATTATCAGTTGCAGGAAGGGATGAATCGGGGAATTGGTAGCCCGTTACCGCTCCAATGGCTTTATTGCCTGCCTTGGCAACCCCCCGAGCTAACTTACTGCCTGTATTAAGCATCATGCCGCCAACATCGGGAAAGGCAGAGGCAACTGCTTGTCCGGTGTATCCAACCACATCTGCCGCGTCTACAGCCCCTTTTGCCGCATTGCTGTTCGGGACGGCTGCTGGATACTGCACCTTATCTAAATCGTCATTGTTATATATTTTGTCTGCCATAATCCCCTCCGTTACTCAACCTGACTGCTTAGTTCGCCGCTCTTGTCGTATTGAACCACCGTTGCCAAACTCCTGAGAATTCCGACTGCAATTTCCCTCTTGAAATCCCCTCCGGTCTTGGCCGCGCCGAATTGAATTTCCGAAGTAGCCATGTAAGACCGCAACGAGTTTTGCGCCGCTATGATTCCGTTCGTGATATTCGCTTTCTGGACTTCCAGAGAAAGAATATTTTCACTCTGTTTGAATCTTGACTCTTCCCCTGCTGCTTCAATCCCGTAGCTGTAAACCTGACCGTCAGTACGATACGATTCGATATATCCTTTTGCTTTCGCAATAAGCCCGTCAAGTTTCTTTTTAATTTTTACCAGCGTAATCGCGTACTGATCTACGTCGTTTTTCTTTGCGTCCAGTATTGCCGAGACTTCGGCTTTTCCGAGATCAACTTGTTGGGCGAGAAAGGTAAGCCTGTACTTTATCAAATCAAGATCAAGGCCAAACAGGAATGACGCTGTTTCAAGCGCCCTCCGTGCCGTATTGTCCGCGAGCGAAATTGCCAGTTGGTTATAACTGATCCCCGCGTTTATAATTCTCCACTTGTTTTCAAGAGAAAGTTTCGTTTGGGCAATCATGATGTTTTTGCTCAAAAGATTATCGTCCTGACGGTACTTTTCGTTTATCATCAGGACTGCTTTCATGTGATGGCCTTGAGGCTTCGTAAATCCCCGTCCAGAGAGTGCGCTGAACGATTCGTCAATGTCTTCCTGACGCTTGATTTCTCTCCGGTCCTGCCCCTTTTCATACATTGCGGTTTCTACGTCGGATGGAGCCCCTTCGCCGTTTTTTTCAAGTTCCGTTTCGATAACGAGTCTCAAGGTATCGTCAACGTCAACTTCCGCCCGATACTCTCCCCCTTGAAAAAGAAAATCATTCTTTGTCGGAATGACGATCTGCTTTGAAAGTTCTACCAAATCTTTCAGCGCTATCGTGGCGTCTTGAAAAACAGTGTCAACCTCGGAGAATTTTTCTTCAAGGTCGGCTTCCAGAGTTTCAAAATCAGCTATTTCTCCGTCGATCTCCGAGAGGGCTGTTACTGCATTCTCAAGCCTCGTCCCGTCCGGCCGAGAGGGTAGATCAATAGAACCTGTGCCCGGCGTAAACGAAACTTCGGCAGGAGTGACGACCGGAGCCCTTACGCCTTCAAGATCGGTGAATACGGTCATGAAACTATCTGACGCAGCTACGGCGGCGTCTTCAATAGTTCCTGCCGTGGTTAATCTGGTTTGAACTGTTGATTCTACGGTCATAGATTATTCCTGCCCTTCTACTTTCTCTCCGGTGACAAGCGAGGCTACCGTGGTGATGCTGTTCCTTGCCGCCGCAACAAGAGCTAACTGCATTTCTGCTCCCGCAGTAGCGGCGCGAAGCCTTATGCTTGCAATTTGCTCAAAGGAGCGAAGGTTTTCATCAGCCGCTTTCAGAAAGTTATCAATATTCCAGAGTAAAGTTTTAATGTTCGTCTCGTTTTCAGCGAGATCGAATTCAAACGTTTTTCCTGAAACGCGAGCCAGCATTGCGTAAACCTGCCCCTCCGCGCTTGCCGCGTTCAAGTAACCATCAGCCCGTGAAAGAATCGCGTCGATTCGCTGAATAAATCTTTGAGTATTCGACTTAAATTCCTCGATAATCATCGCCTGACTGTCTTTGGCGATATCCATGTTTCTCTTTTGTTCGTCGGCCTGGCTGTTTAAAACGGTAAGCAGGAGATTCGCCATTTCCTGCCCGAGTTTGAACAGGATGTTTGCTACTTTGAAAGCCCGGTCGATTTTTGCCTCATGCCATGCCATAAGAACCTGATGATAGCGAGACGTTGCTTCAATTGCCCTCGCTTGATTTTCAAGAACAAGGGTATAGTGCTGAATCGTGATTTCTCTTTCCGCGTCTTCGTCGTCGATCTGTTGTTTTCCGGTTATGTAAGAACGAGCGTCGTCAAGAATATACTGAGGAAAATCCGGGAACCCCCTTCCTGAAAATTCTGACATCACATCATTAATCTCTTTTTGATTCGACGCTTCCCGTCTTGCCCTGTCGTTGCCATGGTATCCGAGCTCGGTAGACGTTACCCCATGCGTTGTGTCGGAGTCCGAGCTTTGAGCGGATTGAATCAAGGACAATTGCGCGTTAAGCAAGTCTATCTCTTCTTCCGCCCGGTAATCAACTTTCCCTACCGCTGACGCTGCATCCGATTTCCCCTGAGCCCTCGCAATTGAAGCATTGATGCTGCTTATAACGCTTGTCCTGATATCACTGCGCTTGTTATAATCAAGATGGGCTATCAACGATTCCCTGAGTGTATCCGAGATCGTGTCAATAACATTTGAAGAATAATCTCCTTCGATAAATCCAAAATCTTTTTGATCCGGAGTAATTTGGGGATAATGCTCTCCGTATAATTCATCGGTATCTTCCTTAATTGCCTGAAGATCGGCGCTTGCGTCGTCGAATTTCTCCTGCAAATCAGCAAGCAAGGTTCCTGTCTGGATGTCGAGATTAGCTACTGATTGAACAGCGGGGTCGATTCCTTCAATTGCATCGTCAGCTTTTTCAAGTTGATCGAAGTCAGGTTTTTCCACTTTACTGAAGGTGGCAGTCGTCCCGCTATATTTTGCCTCGTTTGGGGTAAAATAAGGCGGGATAAGGTATGCCAGATTCTGCAAGGTAGCCATGTAATCGTTGAGAGCCTCAATAGCCGCCGTTGAGCCTGTCTCAAGACTCGCAATTCTATCTAGGACACTTGCTTCAATATCATCTAATGCGCTCATTTTACCTTTGCCTCTTGGTTATTTCTCGCGTGTTTACGGCAAGTCCCGCAAGATCGAAGTCCGATCCTCCTGCGTTTGCGAATTCAAATGCGTCAAATCTTCCCTTCAGACCCTTCGCTAATTTCACTCGTTCGTCGTGCATCAGTTCGTTGTCAACGTTTACAGCTTCGGAATATCCGGTTGATTCTTCATCCTCATAAACCGTGAAGGTGCCGTTTCCGTTAATTCTTAGAGTCAGCCATGCATCGACAATCCTTCTTACGTTTTCGCTGTGGAGGTCTATCGTTCCGGTTTTGATATGCGCGTCTATGTCCGTTCCGTTGTCGTCGGCTCCTTCAAGGAGATGAATGCCCGTCGTGCTCGCTCCGTATAATTTCCCGTTCAGGATTGCGAAACTGTTAAAGTCAAATCCTGAATAATCAGTGATGCCTTTGTTTCTCATGTTGACCGCAACCCCAAAATAGGTAGGAGTTGCCCGAATAGTCTCTGCCCCGGCGGATACGATCAGGGCGGCCAACTGCCCCGCCGAAGTCCCCAGGTTGATCGAAATTCCCACTCCCGAAGACTCAACCGCAGGGAGCGACGGAGAGCCGGACCCCAGATTTATACTTATAGAGTCCCCATCGGATTCCAGCGCGGGAAGGTCCGCAGTGCTGGACCCCATAGCGATAGTGATTCCTTCGCCGCTTGACGAAAACCCTGCAAGTTCGGGAGCCCCGGTTGCCTGTTGGATTGTTGTTCCTATTCCTTCGCCAGCTTCAAGCGTAAAGGGAGGAAGTATCCCCACACCCCTGCCCGGAGTATGGGTTTCCCCCTCCGCACTGCCGGTAAGAGCGGCAAGGGATGATTCGCCTATGCCCTCATACGGGAAATTCTTGGGATAGGCAATAATCCTTCCGCCATTTCCCGCGTCCAATATGCGGAAGTAAACATCGTCTACCCAGCAATCTGTAGGAGCGTCAAACTGATCGGTTCCCGAACCATATTCCCCGAGCTTATAATAAAAGGTGTAATCCCAGAGATCGAATACCTGAAAGCGATTGTTATTGCTGTCAACTACCCATATGTAACGGTCGTCAACCCTGATCCCCAAGGGATTGCTAAACTCGCCGTTTCCCGAACCTTCAGATCCAAACTGCCCGACGTACACGCCGAACATGGTGAATATTTGAACCCTGTTATTCCCGGAGTCGGTAACGTAAACATACGTTCCGTTCGTGTCAATTCCATAAGGGTTGTCGAATTGTCCGTTTCCGGTTCCATAAGACCCGAAGGAAAACTTGAAAACACCGTTGTAGTCATAGGCATTTACCCTGCTGTTTCCTGCGTCCACGACATAGACATAGGGCGCAGTTGTGGCGATGCCCATCTCGTAAATTACAGCTACGGGCAGGGTAATGCCCACAGGGATTCCGAGCCTTCCGGATTCCGTGATCGTCGCGGTCGGAAGGGTAATGTTAACCGGAGACTTGATAGCCGTCCCCGACTCTATTATGGAAGCGGTCGGAAGAGTAACGTTTACCGGGGACTTAACAGCAGACCCGGACTCAACTATTACTCCCGGAACCAGGGTAACGTCTACGCCAGCCATTAGGACCCCTTATGACGATGTTCTGAGTTTTCCCGCCGCCAAATTAAACGGCGTTCCAACCGTTGCCGTTTCTTCAGCGGAGAATGCGTAGTACCCGATGATTGTATTGTCCGTGCTTGCGTCGTCGTATAAAATAGCGCCCGGAGAAGGACCGATTGACCCTACGCTGGCCGTCCATGTAACGGTCGGGAAATCGGCGTCCCCTACGTTGTTTGAGTCGTCTTCGGTAATGGTCATTATGCCGGTGAGTTTGGTATCCTGTGTATACCCGTTACCGGTAGCCAATTCATCGTCTGCGGTCATGGTTTCATCGCCGTCGCCCACTTCATTAACAACGGCCTCATTGACTACGACTTCAAGAGCCGATACGGTGGATATTGTGAGCGTTCCATTATTACTCGCCGAATTCGCTATAGCGAACTGATTCCCCGCCACAAAACCATCCGTGATAAAGCTCCCGGAACCTCGCGTTATCTTAGACGTAGCCGCAACAAATGTCGGGGTAAACGCCCCGGTCGCCGCCGTAAGATTCAGCAATGTAGCATGGTCGTCGCGGTTAAACACGAATCCGCTTCTCATGAGCAGAACTTTGACCATATACGTTCCGATGGTCAGGTTGTTCTCCGTGCCGTCCGTGAAGGCCACCACGCCGCCGGTGGAAGTCAGATCGACCGTAAGCTCAACATCTCCCGCGCCTCCGATACCGATGATGGTAAATGGCCCCTGATTCCCGGCATTGGCCGAGTTGGTTATAATGCGGTCGCCAACCACAAACCCTGCCGTAATCGCGCTTGAAGGAAGTGTAATTTTGTTTGTCGCGTCCGCGAAGGTAAGCGAAACGTCGTGGAGTTGCGCCTTGCATCTGATCTCCCCTTTGAGTCTCTGTACTAAATAGTGATTGCTTGGTGTGAATGTGACTGCCATTGTATGCCTCCTGTTATTAGAACGTCGGCTTGTTTACCACTAGGCAGGTTGGATCGCTTAATTTACCCGCGCTGCTCCCGTAACCGCCGAACCATCCGTAATATGTCCCTGTTGTGTAATACACAAGCACCTTGTGATTTGACCTGTCCACGATGTAGTAATAGTCTCCGCTCCGGTCTATCGTAATTTCCCCGACCACGATGATTGTTATGCTGGCCGTCGTGCTTCCAAAAATATTGCTGACGGTAAGCGTTACCTCATACGTTCCGGGAGACGTGAATATATGAGACGGAGCTTCTTCGGTAGAAGTAGACCCATCTCCGAAATCCCACTCGTAAAGCGAGACAGTAGAAACGTCTGCGGAAAAATCAACAGGGAGGGGCGCGAAACCGCTTGTTGCGCTCAATCCATTTGCGCTTATTACGGCGGTAGGTGCATTGTTTTCAGGTGTTATGTCGTCTGAAACAATTATTTCGAGACTTGCCGAAGAGGTCCAGCCATTCGCATCGGTTACGGTAAGCGTTACGGTATAGTTACCGTTCGAGATATACCCATGACTCGGATTCTGCGTAGTCCCATGGGCCGTACCATCTCCCCAATTCCAATCCCAGCTTGCAGGAGTTCCCGTAGACCCATCGGTGAAATTAAAGGTAGTAGCCGTGGTCCCGATCATTACATCGGCTGATAACGCCGCGATTGGGGGGGTTATTACAAGCGTTGCGGTAGTTTCTCCCAAAACGTTGATGGTTTTCGTTGCGGGCGAAGTAAAGCCATTCGTATCAGTTACGATAAGCCGTACAAAATAAACTCCACCCTCGGCATAAGTGCATGAAGGATTTTCACTTGTGGAAGTAGTCCCGTCACCGAAAGACCATGCATAAGTAAGCCCCGTACCAGTTGAAGAGTTAGTGAAATTTACCGTGAGCGGAGCATCACCTTCATACGTAGAAGGCGTAAATATGGCTGCGGGAAGGCTTATATCTACGAGGGCTGCGGAGAATTCTTGCTCTTTTGCCAGGAGAAGATCAGTTATGTATATTTTCCCGCTGTAAACGCATATGTCTGCTGGATAATTAAATTGCCCGTTGCCAGACCCATACGCACCATACTTTCCTTTAAAGCTATACGGATCGGCTTTGTCGAATATCTGTATTCGGTAATTTGCGCGATCAGATATATATACGTAATTGTCATCTACGGCCAATGAAGGAACAGTGCTGAACTGCCCGTCCCCCGATCCATTAGAGCCGAATTTGCCGACAAATGAATAAGGGCTTGCCTTGTTGAATATCTGGATTCTCCCGGACAGCGCGGCCCCGCTCGTATTTGATACGTATATATAGTTATCATCAACGAAAATCCCCCCCGGCCCCTGGAACTGTCCGTCACCTGTTCCGCTAGATCCAAATTTTCCTACAAAAGCATAGGGGGCGGTTTTATTGAATATCTGGACCCTGTTGTTTGAATAGTCGGTAACATAAATGAAATTTGTATCTACAGAAATTCCGCTTGGGGCATTGAACTGCCCATCACCCGAACCGCTCGATCCAAATTGGCCGACGAAGGCGTAGGGATTTGTCTTGTTGAAGACCTGGATTCTGTTGTTTACCGTATCGCATACATATATAAAAGATCCATCAATTGTTACGCGAGCTATTCCGCCAAATTCTCCATCCCCAGACCCAAACGCGCCAAATTCCGCTATATATGCAGAAGTGGATCGGTTATATATTTGGACTACGCTTTTGCTGCAATAAGGCCAGTACCCCACACTGGTTAAGGAGCATATATACAGATAATTTTCGTCTGCGGCTATTCCATTCATCCTATTGGGGTCTGGATACCCATTCGCAACGAAATTTGATGTATACGCTATGCTCATGGCCGGCAGTGTAACTACGATATCGTTTTCATACGTGTATCCCCCCATGCTCAGTTGAACATGATAGGTTCCTGCAGCCGAATACGTATGGCTGGGGCTATCCTCGGCAGAGGTTGATCCGTCCCCAAAGTCCCATACCACATCTGAAGCTACGGTGGAATTGTTGACGAAGAAAATAGTTAATCCGCTATCTACGGTGGCAAACGATGCTGAAGGAGATATTTCGGTTACAGTTATAGTGCTCTCCGCGATGTCCGTTGCATTTCCCGCCCCGGTTGCCGTAAGTTTTGCCGTAAACGTTCCCGTGGTAGAATATTGATGCACGGGGTTTTCGTCTGATGACGTATATCCGTCTCCGAAATTCCAAGAATATCGAAGGACTACGCCAAGTGTCGAGTTTGTGAACACAACTTTTTTTTGAGCCTTTGCGACATAACTGAAACCCGCGATGGGGGGGGTATAGGATGATGTCTTTACCTCAACAACAATCCCCCCGCCAACCGTGCCTGTATCAACCTGCCCGCCTTCATCGCCTCCGTCAGGTACAGTAGTGCCTACCGATCCGGGTGTAGTAAGTGATATCGGCTGGTATCCAGTTCCAAATCCCATTTACATGCTCACCATGCACAGGCCGTTTACGCGCTTTACGTCCAGCCCTGCGTTATCTTGCGGGGTAGTCAGGTCGCTAAGCAGCGTTCCATCGGTCTTGAATAATTTCCATTCCCTATTTGAAGGAGAAATATAATGATCGTCCACGGAAGGAGGAAAGGTGATTATCCCTTCGTTAAAATCGACACCCAAATCCCCAATTCCCGCGTTATAGGAAAGATCGTGCTTCCATGCTGCGGGAAACACGTCGTATCCAACTATTAACTTTCCTGCCGAGGCATTCGTGAAAATTCGGGTAATTTGTTTATTGTCTTCCCCGGTAGGGTTCCCGGTATCGTCATAGCCGACATCCACCCACGGAAAAGTCTGGTAATAGCTATTCACAATCGTAATCGGTGCGCCGACATAATCTTCGGACAAAACAGAAAGACGGTATTCGCGCATTAAGCACTCATAGGGAAGCGCATGAACTACCCCGTTTACAACTACGAAGTATTCTACGTTCCAGCGCACCAATGTTTTTCTGAACTGCCCGTAGACTGTCGATCCCCCGATAGTCCTTTCCCACTTATACGAAAGGAGAGAGTTTGAATTATCGAGGTATGTTATTTTCTGGTAAACAGCCGCATCGAATTTTGAATCATGGTGCGCATGAAGAATCCTGTACGCCGTCTGGCGAATAAGCGCGGGTCCGTTTTCTTCGGCAACGAGCGGAGGCGCGTCGCCGTAAAGAGTTATGACCGGTTGCCATCCGGATTCGCCTATCAATTGATCCGCTACATACACCCCGCATTGATGCTCTGTAAACTCTGCATCCTTTTCCATGCGTACATACGTAAGTCCGTTTTCCGATACCGCATGAATCAGTTTAATATCGTCGGCAATCGTGCTCTCGCCTGAATTTGTCGTGAAGCCGGAGCCGTCAGTAGTCTTCCCGGTGATGTAATTCGCGTCCAGCATCCCGCATGAATTGCTTGCGGAATTTGAGCAACGATGGTAGTTTGTCCCTTCGGAAAGAAACCCCGGAGTATCGCCAAGGCTGTATGTTTCCTCAATTATCGGCTCTGCTATTTGATCTCCGGAAACTACGCCCGTTTCCGCCCGGATAATCGTCTGATCCGTTCCGGAATTGACGGAAGCTATTACCGCTGAATCTCCCCCGGCGTCAGAGTTGATAGTCGCATAGCTTCTCGTTCCATCGTATGCTGTGCGATAAATTCTATGAACAATTGGAATGCGGTCAAGAAATCTATCGCCGTTCCACTGGTCAATACGCAGAATGCTTCCCGCGTCCACGGTCACTCGCTGATTTATTGTGATAACTCCGCCAGCGGAGTACCTGCACAGCGAAGGCCTTCCCCTGAGCTTATAGGGGGATAATGTAAGAGAATCAGCGGGAACAACCATTGATCTTACGACCGGCCCAGGAAATGAAAACTGAAACGCCTCGTACAACTCGTCTTCTACGGCCTGAGCGAGCAAGATTCTGACTGCCCCGCCCCCGCCTCTCTTCGTTGCTATTCCGCTGTCAACTTCAGGAACAGCTAAACCATTTCCGGGCGGTGTGTAGGTATAGGCATAAGCTGCGGGATCGTCTTGAGTCACGCCCGCCCAAATCTTGCCATACACTCCATCGTCTTTGATGGACCAGCCTTTTCCCAAAACCGCTCCTTCGGATATTTCCGCGATGTCATTTCCGGATAGCTGATAATATTTTTTCTCGTATCCGAGCGTATTGTCTCCGACATAGCAAATAATCAGGACTCCGCCCTCGCGTCCCCTGATCCTGACTTCGTCTTCCTGCCCGCCGCCTGCTTTAATGAAAACCTCTACGTCTTTAAGCGGGAACGTTTTGGAAAGAGCCTCTTTTGTCTTGCAGGTTTTGATTTCTGCCTTGAGCGCGACAAGTCGGGATTCTGCAAATGGAATCCACGAACCAGCCTTCCTCTTGTCGCCCTGAAGATCAAGTTTCACCGGCTATCCTTTCTTACGCCGCTGCGGGCCATGTTACGGAGAAACTATTTACGCGCTTGATATCGTCCACGGCAAAGTTAACGCCTGACGCAAAGTTGAGGTCGGCGTTCGCGGTACTCACGGTTCCCTGTATGCGTTTTTGAGTTGTGGAGAGCGCCCCGGTGTCCGCGTCCAGAATGAGCCGGTAATGAGTAGCGGTGCCTGCGAATAAAACTGTCCCTTCCCATGTTTCGGTTGAGAGTTTTTCGATGATGCCGGAAGCAATATCCGCAACTGCTTCAAAGTGAAGTCCGTAAGCATCCGATACTTGACTCGCGGTCGCCACGGAATTCCCCGCCCCCGTAGCTGTTGCCGAGTAGTCGAAGGTTTCTCCCGCTGTTGCTGAAGCGATATCCAGCGTTCCGGTGTTGTCCGTCAGGGTATATTTCTGATAAGTCCCCGGGATATTGAGCCGCCCGCCCGCCGTAATCGCGCCATCGGTTGAATTTGTGAAATACTTAGCCGCCGCTCCTTGAGCGGTATTGATCAGTCGATACCATCCCGTGCATATCTCAGTAGCCGTAGGAGAGGCGTCGTCGGTAAATTCATACGCTACCCCGTTGACCGTAATCGTCCACGTTCCGGTCGTTCCCGCCGTAGTCGGAGTAAAACGTATCTTTTCCGCAGCCTTGACTGAAGCCCCGGCATTCGTGATCGTGCAAAGAAGCGTCCCGGTTTCTGCCGCGTCCGCCGCCGCATAACTCCCGGAAGCAACCGGAGCCGTGCCGGAAAAGATCTTGAGTTTTGAGCATCCCCGGTTAAAAACGTCTCTTACCGTAGTAGTGTGAAGAGCGGTATTCCGTAGTCCTGTAGAAGCTGAAAGTGCCATGGCATGGTCCTCCTGAAATTACTTATCGGTAATACGATCCCCGAATATCTCGGTTTCGGATTTCAATCGAGCTAATATTGCCTGATAGAATTGTTCAACGGTGAATTCCTGAGTCGTCACCATTTCATAACAAGGAGATTCGAACGTAACTTCTAGGTGTCCGAATTCATCAAAAAATTTTTTATAATCCATCCCAATCTCACTCCTGAATGACTGAAACGGCTTGCATGAAGCCCTTTCGATTTTCCCGTAAGACGCTGGCCCCGGTGATTCCTGTTTGAGGAACTACCTTTGTGAGCGCAAGATTAAGCATCTGCCCGCCCTGAAACCCTATGCACGGTCCTTCTGTTGACTGCCAGAACACGGCGTCACCCTGAAGGGGAACATTGCTTGAAACGAGCGAGGCGTCGAATTTGAATGCTGTGTAAGGTATCGCTGAATAGTCTGCTACGGGCTTGACTACGAATTCCTCCGGTTTGGTGCCAACTAAAAACACTGTCGAGTTTCCGTAAGACAAATACATTCCGTCCGCTACGGACTTGAGCATTGTAATCGTGCCAGGGAACCCATGGAATTCCGTTCTCGCAACCGCCCGCCCGAAGTCAAGGGATTCGGAATGGGCCAGCCTGTCTCCGAGCGCCGTATAAAGCCGATCGTCGAGGAATTCCAGGAGTTGCCCGGGGACCATACTTGAGCTTCCGAACTTGGTGACAGTCGGGAAAGTGCCATCCATCTGATAATCAACGAACCCTAAAACCTGACCGTTCGAGTAATAAATCTGCTCGTTTATCTCCGCGTAATCCATGCGAAGGCCCGAGGTTAAGCCTGTTCTTATGACCGTAGTAGACGGCACGGAAGGGTCGATCAGTTCCAGTGACGTACCGTTTACCCCGAGCATAAGAGTCTGTGCCGCGTTGTGCCAAAGGCTGTGATACCCTGTGCTCGAAATCAGTTCAGCCCCGAACCCATCGCGCCGGGAAATGGTTTGACCTTCATCGTCGAGGTCAACGTTCTCCATTTCCCGGAGGTATGGGGGCTTCGTGGAGGTCTTATCTCCGAAGTCTTTCTTGCCTGCGAATTTTGTGATCTTCAGGCCCATTTAAGCCTTAATCTCCGTTTCCAACCATGCTTCAAGCCTGTTCATCGAATCCCTGAATCCGTGTCCGTCCCATTTTGGGGCTTTGTCAGGAGTAGGAATCCCATGCAAAAGCGGCCAGTGCTCTTCTTTCATGTGCATCGTTACCTGCTTCCCCGTGGGGAGCGTGAGCCCGGCTATAAACATCCCTTCCCTGCAACTTCCATCGTCATGCCGGAGAGAGCGATACGACCGTTCCGGGTATCTGCGCATCAGTGCGATAAAAAGCAAATTGCGGATTTCGTATAGATCCGCGAAACAATGTGCCCCGTCAGAAATCTTGTCCGTATCGCATTCAACAAAGAGAAATCCCATTACTTCTTTCCTTTCACTTCTTTACTTTTTTAAGAATTGCGCACTTGGGTATTGTAATAATTTCCCCGAATGGTCTGTGCCCTTCCGTAGCCGTTCTGTTTAACGCAAGCGCGATTGCCTCTTTTGTTTCTTCCACAAGGAATCCGACAGTTTGGCATCGGGACACTTCAGCCTTGCATTCATCTTCGTGAAGCCATCCGTCTCGTCCGCAACTATCAACCCAATCAACAAGGTAAATGTCAGGCTGTTTTTTCACTTTTCCTTCCCTTTCTTTTACATCACCCCGCCCGGCATACGATTCGCCCGGAAACCATTGCCCCGCTTATTGTGCTCTCGCTTCCATTCTTCTATCAGCCGGTTAAATTCGCTTTCGTGCATATTGGAACGAGAGAGGTCTAACGTTTCCACATCATTTTTCCTGTACGCCTCCCTGCACATTCCTTCAACAATCGTTTCGTGATGTCTCACTCCTATTTCCGGGGAAGCTGACATGTTGGCAACTGTGAGGTCAATAAGCGGAAGACGAATCACTTCCTGCTCAATCAATTCGATTGCGCTCGGAGGAGGAATTACAACGGTTTCATTCTGGTCATAATCAGGCGAGAACCTTAGAATCGTGTCGTTCGCATATGTCTCCCATCCCGGAAACAAATCATCAAGATCGTCCCGCTCATAACCTCGCACGGGCCTTGATTGAGTGCTTGGCTTAAACCGGACGATCCTGACAATCTTTTCGTTGTGAGACAGGTAGCGTTGTCCGATAGCAACTACGTGCCTACAGAGTCCAGGCAAATTCGTAACCGTTGCCGCCATCCCCCCTGAAGCGGTCGCAGAAATCGTGTATCCCGAAGTCGGAAAATCGCCTGATTGCGGGTTGGCCTTGATAATCACCAATGTTCCACGTGCAACAGCGCGGTAATCAGGGTCGGACGTATAGGCGTTGATATTCGCGGCGAGGTTGGTTGCGGTAACAGCCGCGCTTGTAGCAAACGAGACCGCTGCGGACGTAATGGTAACGCTCGACACGGACATGCTTGATATCTGCCCTGCGGTACCGGAGAGGTTGACGTATCCGATTGTGTCCGAATCTCTCAGGAGTTCGAGTTGTCTCGCTATTTCTCGTTCGGCTTTATTGGAGTACCGGACCAGTTCGGAGTTCTTCCATGATTTGATTGTGTCGTCACCCTTCTCGTCGTCCAGTATTTGCCGGGCCGCGTCTACGAGTCCTTGGAGGTCCATTATTTACCTTTGCCCCTGCCTTTTCCGTTAAACAACTTCCAGGCTTTGTCTCGCTCGGGAGTCGTCACGTCGCATCCGTCCAGTGCGAGAATGAGCGCGTCCACTCTTGGAAGCCCTTGAGTGGTGAAATGCTCTTCACTTCCTGCCTTGAACGACCCGATTGCCTTCACGAGTTTTTCCATCTTCTGCTCAGGCGTATATGTCGGGATCAAGTTCGGCGCCGTTTCCCCGCCGGGTTCGTCGGATACCGTCTCGGGCATGGCAATTTCAGGCATGGCCGTTTCGGTTGTCTCTTCCGGCACGGCTGTCAGCACTGCGGTAGCCGCTGAAGCGGAACCGGGAAGCGATGGAGTTTCCGGTGGCAGGCAGGCGTAAGATCCTCGATTGGAAAATTCACTGCTCACCTTGTACGGCACGGGCTTGAATTTCTCCTTTTCAGGCTGGCCGTTATTGAGATGAACGACCATTGACTTCGGAGGATCGTCGTCGAAGATAGCCATATCGTTTCTGACTGCCAAAGACTTTGTGTAGGCAAAAATGCGTCCAATGCCCTTCTGCGGGAATTTCTGAATCAGCCACTTAGCCATAATGTTTCCTTTCTTGTGTCAGAATTTTAAGAGAAAGGCCGGAATGAAAACCGGCCTTGAAGGTAGTCAGGCTAAATTGTTTTAGTAGTCGCCCAGATTGGCCCAGATGACCGTCACCGTACCCGTTACCGCATGGGTCGTCGGTCCCGAGGTATTGGCGTCAGGCGTGGCAATGTTCAACCACAGCGCAACTGCCGTCGATGTGCCGTCAAATGCAGCATCCGCTGCCATTACAGCTTTCAGCGTGTTCGTCAACTGCGTGTTGGCCCCTGCTCCGCTGTCTGTATCGTGGGTCGTCTTGGCTATGATGTCCTGCTCGGTCCCTGTCAGGTCAGCGTTTGCCGCTTGCGTACCATCCGCTGTGCCGATGCCGATGAAATACTGGTCAGCCACGTTGGCATTGTAGGCCGCATTCGTAGTGTTGGACAGATCGCATGTCGCGCCTAGGACGCGAATGTAGCCTGCCGGGAAGTCATAGAGCTTCGTTCCCTTGGTCTTATCCGCACCATCAGCAACGTCTATGTCATTGTCGCCGGTAAGCGTGAGCGTCAGGACGGTCTTGTGTATTCCGGAGCCAGTCTCAACAGCAGCCACACCCGTTGCCGGGGTCCCGATGTCTGCCACCGTGCGGATCTGGTTCGAGGCGTCCATAATGACGGCTTTGGAAGCTGCGCTATTCGCACTGCTTGCAGTGTCAAGATAATCTGCCTCGACTAATGTAAGCGCCGCTGTGGAGTGAACCACATAGTCCGTAGCCGCGCCACCATCAGGATGGGTGTGAACCGTTGCTTGACCATGTGAGGCGTTGGTAATGACGACCGCATGGTTTGCAGCGTTATCAGCCGCCTTGAGCGAAAGGCTGCCTTTCTGTGTTGACGGAGCCTGCGAAACAAGCACTTCATTCGTTTCGTAGACTGTCGCGGAAATTGCCCGAAAGGTCATTTCCCCGCCTACGGGTATGTCAACGGAAAGGTTCGCAGCTAATGCGTTAATCGAATCATCCGTATTCGGGAACACTGAGAGGATGTTCGTGCCGCTATTCTTAACCGTTTGCGCCTGTCCAAGCACTGCCGCCAAAAGCTTCACTGAATCATAATCAGCGGCGACTGTGGTGATGTTGTTGTACTCTCCCGTCAGGGCAGTGGCGCTCGCCTGTCCGCCTGTGGAAAACGCTGTGATGGTAGTGTTATGATCGTAGACTACGGGGGCAGTGAAAGAGTTTACGCCATCAACAGTTTGAGATCCCTTAGCCATCATGAAATTCGCGTCTGCCCCAGCATCGGGCACTGTGTAAATCCTGGCTGCCGTCTGGCTCGCATTTGTAATAGTCGTTGTGGTATTCCCCGCGCTGTCCGCCGCCTTAACAACGAGGCTTCCCTTTTGCGTTGACGGAGCTTGGGAGATAAGGACCTCGTTGGTTTCATAAACCGTCGCGCTTATGGACCGGAACGTCATTTCTCCACCGACCGGAATATCAACCGATAAATTCGCAGCCAGCGCATTTATCGAGTCGTCGGTATTAGGGAAAACGCTCAGAATGTTTGTGCCACTGTTTTTGACAGTCTGACTTTGCCCCAGTACGGCGGGAAGCAATTTTACCGAATCGTAATCCGCAGCCACGGTTGTAATGTTGTTGAATTCTCCGGTGAGTGCCGTAGCGGAAGCCTGCCCGCCCGTCGAGAATGCCGTAATCGTGGTGTTATGGTCATAAACAATCGGGGAAGTAAAAGACTTTACGCCCGCTATGGTCTGGGCAGTGTTGAGCAATGTGGCATTCATGCGGTAAATTGTTATTGCCCCATCTCCCGCAATGGCAGTTACGACCGCCCGGAACGTTGCCGAACCCTTTCCCACCGCAGCCTGACCGGAAAGCGTTACATTGGACCCTGCCGTTAACGTAACGTCAAGGTCTGCAAGGTTGATGATGGTAAAATCAAACCACGTTCCAATCGTGCAACCGGAAATCCCCGCGACCATAAGCGCGGCGGTCGGAGTGGTAAACAGCCTCGCAACGGTAGGGGTAATCACAAAAACGGAACTCGTCATGAGTTGCGCGATGGTAGGGGTTGCGTCCGCATCAGATAAAGCTACCGCCGTGCGAGTGCCCATCTTTATCGGCGTGATTGCGTTGGCGTCGATTTCAGAACTTGCAATAGCGCCGACATCGTCAAACGTGCAGGACGTTGTCGATCCCGTATTGACGTAGATATGACCGGTGCTCGTGCGAATGAGAATGCAACCCACGGCATATCCGGCGGTTGTGCTTGGCACGGTTGTACAAGTTGCGCGGGTAATCTTCCCGCTCGTATCTTTTTCCTTTATCTTCACCGTAGTGTCGGCACCGGATTCGCTGCCAAGGTGAAGCTCTTTAATGAAAGCCTTATTGATAGGTCTCATTTAAAATCTCCTGTACTCCAACTTCGAGATCCGGCGGGGTTTTTAGGCCCCGCCGTGTGGGTTAATGGTTAGCTGTAGTCCACGCACAGGGCCGATACTTCGAACTTCGGGCCGAGCCCGTCCTGGGTGGTCGTGGCGTCGATTACCGCATCAATGGAATCGGCAGCGCTGTAAAACTTGCCCATTGAGGCCGCTACCGCATACGCATCGGTGCCTACCGTGGACTCGGTCCACGTGCCGGCTGCAGCCTTCATGTTCACATCGTTGTCCCATGAATTCGCGCCCGATCCGTCTCCGAAATCCATTGCGTAGGTCGTCGCTGTCGAGGCGGTGATGATTTTACATTTGGTCTGCAATACCAGCGTTTCAGCCGGGATAGCGAGGACTTGGTATACTTCTCCGTCCGCATCAGGCAGCGCGCCCGTGAGGTCGATCACCGCTTTCTTGACGTATATTCTGTTGATGCCGTTATAGGGCTTTTTGCCGAGCAATGCGCCTTCGCCCGTAAGATCTTGAGTTGCCATTTGAAACCTCCTAAACTATGGCCCCTGAATAAACAGGGGCCGGGGTTTGATCAATTACCGAGGGTTATTAGCCCTTGGCGACTACGCCGTGACCGAGTGCGAGTTCCTGAATGGTCTTGAATCCGTAGACGTTCAGGCCCTTCATCGCATCCGAGAATGCGCGTTCGGGACGGTACTTCTCTACCTTCACGAACTGGCTCACAAAACTGGTTGCCATCTTGTTGCCGAATATCATGTGATAGTTGGCCGTTCCGGCATCCTTGGTCAGAAGCGTGGAGATGTACATTTGAAAGCCATGAATCATGCCCACAGTGCGCTTTTTGAGCATTGCACTCTCTCCGGTGCCCATTGCCGCCGCGTCCTTGAACTCAGACTTCATTAACAACGTGTGCATGAAGGGCGGAATGACCATCCAGCGGTCTTCCTCTGGAACGTTGTTGTCCGTAAGGGTCTGCGCACAATCCGCGATGTAATCCGTTACGGTCGTCGAGGTCAGGCTTACCGGGGTGCCGGTGATGCCGAGGTTGATATTGGCGTCCGCGCCTGCCGTAGCGCCTGAAGTCGTGGTATCCGCATCGGCGTAAACGAGCGAGAGAAAATGAGACTCGATGGCGTTCTTAACGTCACGAGCCGCGATAGCTCCGAACCGGGCGACCCAGTCCTTGATTTTGAATTGTTTCTGGTCAATATCGTCCACCGCGAAATTGAAGGACTTCGCATAATCTACGGTGTACGTGATTGCCGGAGATTCAAGGTACTCAACATCCAGAAGCTGCCCGCGAACGTAATCACTGATCGTTACGTTGGGATCGGTCGGGATTTCTACGCGATCTCCTAAATTTTTGATATCGCCGGTGAACCGAGTATTCGTAATGTCGGTCAAGCACGTCCGGGCATACAGGTTTTCCCGAGACTCGCCTGCAAAAAGAATCGGGATCAGTTTGTTTACATCGTCGGTCGAGTAATCAGGGTAGTCAGCGGCGTGACCGACAATGCCGGACTGATTAAGTTTCAGCCCCAATGTCAGCACAATTCCCGTGCCGAACATCAGGGACAGCAATATTGCAATAACTTCGTACATGGTAGTTTCCTCCTGTGGCTATGGAGGAGACTGTCAGTTATCGGATGTTTATTATCGACAAGGATTCATCCCTTTCTGCTTTGAGTTTTTTGTATTCCTCAGAACCGATTGGAATTTTTCCCGTTCGTACATCATCGTCAAACTGTCTTACCCGCTCCACAGTCCATTTTTGTTTTTGTTCCGGCAACGAACTGCCGCCCTTAGATGAGGACGGTGCCGCTTCCCGGCTTGGTTTTTCTTCCTTGGGCACTTGTGCTACTGGCGCAGGTATCGCAGATTTGAAGTAGTAGTTGTAGACTTCAGCAGTTTTCTCGGCGTCTCGGTTATCAGTGGCTTTCTTCAAGGCGTCGTAGAAGATCCGGTTTTGAACAATGAATGTTTTGAAACCTTCACTGTTCACCGCCTTATCCCATCCGGGAGCTAAAGAACTGAGCTGTAGCAGAAATGCCCTGGTCCCCAAATCAACTTTTTTCTCTTCACCTTGGGTTGCCGCCGGGGCCGGTTCTGGTTCAAGTTCGGGCTCCGGTTCGGGTTCGGGCTGTTTTGCTGTAGCGGCTGCGGGCTGAACAGGGGGGGCGAACAACTTTTTCATGCGCCTGAAAGTTGAGTCTTCAATCCCCATTTCATCCCTGAACGCCTGTTCTTCCTCGGTCAGTGGAGCATTGTCTGATTGAGAAGCTGCGGGCTTTGCCGCCAGTTCAGTTTTCAGCCGTTCCACTTCGGCCTTGAGTTCTTTCATCTGCAATGCGTCTCTCGGACCCTTAGCTTTTATCATTCCGTTGAGGACGTCGTACTTGTGCTTCCAGGTATCGTTGTTCTCTTCGGAAAGCGCTTTTCTCAGGTCAGAGACAAGATCGAGCAGTTGCGCGTTCTGCTGCTTCAACGTTTCCACTTCCGCGGGTTCGGGAGTCGGCTCAGGTGCCGGTTTTCCATCTTCAGGCTTCGGAGGTTCTGCGGGGGGCGCTGCCGGTGCTACCGGGGGAGTCGGAGTAGGTTCTCCGGTATTCTCTGGGACTTTTTTAAAGTCTTCCAGCATCTTGTACGCATCCTCTTTCTGCTGTGCCACGTCCTGCGGTACTGCGGATTTTTCGTTTTTGTCGCTCATGACTTGTTCCTTTCTTTGCGAGTCCATTTATGGATTGGTCGCTGGTGCGGAGTCCGTTGAACGGGTTTTCCGCAAAACTGGTTTCTCCCGAGTCGGAGGACCGATTGGTCGGGTAGAAACAAAAAAAGGGCTGCCCGGAGATCCAATTACGGATTCCAGACAGCCCTTCGTATGCTTACTACGGTTGGTGGCTTGTTGCTATTCAGTTGAGAAAGAACAAACAAAAAAAGCCGAACCCCCGCGAATGACGCATAACGTCACCCGTTCGAGAATTCGGCCTTAATACTCAGTAATGCCAGTGCTTATTCAGTTTTGGTAGCGGGACGCCGGATCGAGCGGCTTGCTTCGGCTTATGAGGCCGAGTGAGATTCCTACCTCCCTCCCGCAATTTATTTCTATACTTCTATTGTATCAGTCATAAATGGACTAGTCAACTTATTTTTGCCTATCTGCTATTTCTCCGGCTGCGGATATACGCCTTCCGCGCCCCGCCGCGCAACTTGAGGCGATACGCCTTTGACCTGATCCATGATTCTCTTTCTGCTAATGTTGGGCCGAACTTAATCAGTCTAAGCATATTTGGAGAAATTACAAACCATTTATCTTCTCTGGACGTATCATGCGCCACAAGCTCCTGCTCGCATTCAGCGATATACTGAGTTATATTGGTTTTCGAAAGCGGCTCTCCCGCATGTCTAATTCTCTCCCCACTCCCGGTAAGCGTGAATGATTCTATTTGCATGATTTTTCCTCAGAAAGATACCTTGAAACAAAATCAGTGAACCCTTTTAAAATTTCACCGTCAATCCATTCTGCCGTTCTCCGCGCTTGCATCTTGATTGCCTGCCTCCTTAACCTCTTAATTCTGCGATTAAGATATCTTGTGGTCTTTTTATTGACTACCAACTTCTCGCCATTGCCGAAAAGATAAATCCCAGGGTCAGGGTAATTATATGTCCCCGCTGGTTGCTCTGCGCCGTCCCCAAAATGCCACGACCACCGTTGGCTTAATCCGGGAAAGTCTTCTGCGGTGCCTGCGCTTATCATGCTACCCTGTATCCCTTATAGCCGCATTGCGGACAATGCACATATTTTTGAGGCGGGATACTGGACATTGTGTATCTCGGAGATGAATCTACAAGCTCATGCTTGCAGTTTGGGCATTCAATCCCATTAGGACGTGGCTCATTGCTTTTATGCATGAAAGTATAATATTTCTCCCGACCTTCCGTGTTGAATGCCTCAAAATTTTTCAATTTCTTTTCTTTCGGAAACGCTTCGATCCGCTCTTCAAGAACGTCCTCGTATTGACACATAATCATATGTTGGCGGTTCAAAAGTCTCTGGTCTGCTTTAGAAAGAGTATAAAATTTTTCTGACATAAGAAAACTCGTGAGCTTTTTATTCCTAGCCCCTAACTCTCTCTTTTCTTCAACTACTCTTTCTTGATATTGTTCCATGTTATTCCCTTTACTGGACGTTTTTTCGCCCTGCTCTTGCACGACAGAAATAGGCATCCTTCCGTCAAAACCACTAAGATACACAATCTCTGCCTTGCGAAGGTCCAAGGTTGCCACTGGTATGTCGTCACATTTCATAATTACAGTCGTTTGAACGCCGCTTGAGTCAACAGAGATGAAATTAAACTTCACAAATTCCTCGGGACCATGTTTTGCAAACATTGACCCGCTTGTCGTGTAATTTTCTAATGCCTCATTGGTTAATTGAAATTTCAACTATCGCCCCTTTCTGGTTATCCCATTGCCACTCCGCAATTTTATTCCCACTGTTATCCCACTCCGCAACCTTAGCCCCTTGCATTATTAATTCGTCTATAAGCAAATCAATTAATTCGTACACAAGATCACTAATCGTTCTATCGCCTCCGTCCCCTGGCAATCTGATCGCTTTGTACCCGTAAACAGTTATTCCCTTCATCAGAATTACTCCATCTTCTCTTCAATAATCTCCCGGTAAGCATGGGCCTTCCTAGACACATCGCCCCTGTGAAAGTTGAATATCACCGGCCCCGTGTACCGCTTCTTGTAAAGCCGATAGCACACGACAATCACCCATTTTGTCCGGTCGTAGTATTCGATAATGCTTAATGGTTTTCCGTCAGACATTACTTTCTAAATACCTCGCGAACAAAAAGAAACGATATCATCGCTGACGCTGTTCCGATAGCTAGTGCGTCGCCGATAGATAGTACGCCTATTGGCCCTTCAGGATTTAACATGCAAAGAAGTTTCACCACAGGGATAGTAAATATTGCAGTTGTAGTCCAGAAGGCAAGTTGTGCTCTCATGTTCCGTCCTTTCTAATTTACTGCCTCGTATCCTGCGAAATATCAAGCTTCCCTTCCCAGCAGGCCCGGGGGTTGCTGGTTCCATCTGAATCCCGACGCTCTATTTCCGCGAAGTAGATCGCTACCGTTGCCAGTTCTGCGGACGTAAACGTGATGTTCATCGAGCAATTCGCCGCATCCGTTACGGTCATTTCGCGATTTACGATTGCCGTGCTGTTATCGTCGGTCTGTACGAGTTTCGCACAGAAATAGTATTTCGCGCTTGCCTTGTAAAAATCCGCTCCAAGATTGAACCCCCGATAATGCACATCTCCACGCTTGACTTTGATGGTAGCTCCGCTAGTTTTAATTACCAGTTGCGTAAGCACTCCCTTCCCTACCTGTGTTGGATTTACTGTTACCGTTACGCCTGCGGCTAAAGTCCCGGTCAGGGCATACTCTACCTCAATATCATTTTCGGTCCTCATGGCCTGTTGTAATAGCACAGTGCTTGATCCGGATTCCCGGAATAAGACAGTTTTATTCCCATCAGGCCATGGTATTCGGTTCTCAGAGCGTTCGTACCTTCCGAGAATGTCCGTATCGAAACCATTGGCAATAGTGTGCTCAAGCAGCGCCACTGTGGGCAAGGCTGCCGTCAACTCAGAACGGAACGCTCCATCGGTATCGTCCAGGATGTCTCCGGATGTATCGTCAATCACGGTAATGACAAGAGTCACTTCCGAGTCATATGAGGTTGTTATTGTTTTGACCGCCATTTTGTGCGCTCTCCTTTATTACAGCTAGTCAGCCACTCCACCCACTGCGAGAATTACGCGGGCGATGGTAAAAGTTCCATTTCCGTTTGTTATCGTCTGCTTTCGCACGGAAAAATAGTCTGCGGAATTTGCCGAATACGCCCATGCCGCCCCTGCGTGAATATCGTCTACAATTTGACCATTTGCGCTGACGGCTGACATCTCCACTGGGCTTACCACCAGGGGAGCTACAGGATGAATCTCAATGTCGAAATCCGGCATTCCTGAGATTGAATTAAGTCCCCCGCTGGCAACATTTATAATCCCCGCCCACATATAATTTTCCAAGTCAATATTGCCAGCAACAATGTTGATGGCCTCGGTTGAAAATGTAGACCCGGCAAGTGTCGCCACTTTATCCGTTTGATTAACCTGCCCGACAACTATATTGTCGGCAGGGTTGCCGGTATAGGGAAATTTCCCCGGTAAATCGATAGTGCAGCGTTGCGTGCCGCTCGGAACATATGTTGATTCCGTTCCCTCCGTCCACGTGACAAACCCCACATCGTCGCCGATGTAAGTATCACTATTTTCGGAGATCATTATGCACTCTTGCCAATTATTTCCGGCTCGTATATTTGCGCAGCAGTCGCCGATTATGTTAGAGTTTGCGTTTTCTCCTACTACATGCGCGTTCGCGCCCCACCCAAATCGCAGATCTGACGCGCCTGCTCCGTAATAATTATCTTGGAATCCTTGTAATGCCTCGACACGAGTTACCCCGCCCGCGAAAATGTTATTGCCCAAACAAAAATACTTTATCAAATTTTCCGGATCGGAGTAATTTAATTCAGCAAACGGAGCTATGTGAATGATGCGGCAGTAATCCGCTGTAGCGCTATTGTTAAACGTGTAGCGGTCTACATACGCCCCGCCATTATCGGTTCGTACATTAAATATTCCGCTACCGGGCGAACTTTCCCACCACCGATATTTCGTTGCCCGCCAGTCCTCTCCGGCATAAATATCCTGGATGGTATCATGGCGAAAATATATACATCCCTTTGTTCCCGCCCCGACACCGCCGCTATCGTTGTTGTGAGACATTAAATCCGTCAGGCTGTAACGTATGTCATCGCGTGGGTAACTTTCAGAGATAACTTTGTAATACAGTTGAGATGTAGTTGCGGCTTCGGCAATCAGGTATTCGACCGGTCCCACATTGTAGACTGCGGTATTCGGGATCAAATGCCGCGTCTGAAACGGGAATCGGTATTTTGCGCCTTGCTTGAGCTTTGCAGCCGAGACAAGCGCAGAAAGCTCCTCGTATGTCAGGTCGGTTGTATATTTTCTTGTTGGTATGGAGGTGTTCATTATTCTCCCGCTCCTGCAAGCCTGGGTGCTTCAATGGGCTGTCCATGATTGAGGCTGTGCGCTGTGGTCAATTGCGTAAGGACGCGAGTAAGTTCTCGCTGATTGGAATGCAAAATAGCCTGATTCTGATCTATCCTGCGAAGAGTTTTGTTCAGGAGAAATATTGTCAGCCCAAATAGCAGGTAGAAAGCCAGCTTTATCAGTTCTGGATGCAGACCGAAAACGCCGCCATCATTCGCCGCTGCCGGGACAGGCGTATCTCCCAGAACCAATAGCGGTATGGCTATTAATACCATCGAAAATAACAGAGTGTAAATTTTCAAAGCCGCCCTGCACTCCTTGCGTTTTCCAACCCACAGGTGCTTCAACTTCCTGCGGTCCCCGCGCTGCGATTGACTTTCCATTCCTCCCTCCCCTAAAAATTCTTAAATCTTTTTCAGAATCAGCGTAGCCGAAACCATCACATCCTGATTGTCGGCGGTAGCTGTGTATCGGAATTTAATCATCTCGCCGACTGCGATAGGCCGGGGACACTGACGATAGCCATTCAAGGCTTCCTTCCAGACCGCCGTGCCGCCGATTGCGGGGACACTCCACAACTGAATCCCGGAGTGAGTCCCGCTGTACTCCACGAGCGCCGCCGCGTAGCCGGTCGGGACAGTGTAAATCCCCATGTAGGTTTGAAGGTTCCCGGCGAGGATCTTTGCCCGGATCTTTGTCGCCGTATCAGGAACGCCCGCCGTTAGCGTGTCGTCGATGTAAATGTAAACGTCTCCCGCACATGCCGCCGATAGGGAGGAAAGATTAATGGCCGATGCCGTTACTCCAACCGCCGTCTTTGTTTGCCCAGCGATGGCCTTATCTACCGTTTGCGCGGCCCCGTTGCTGTCAAGATAGTTGATTGTGGCGGTAGCGTTATCGGCGTTGTTTGAACTGGAAATATATATCGCCCCTGCTACCGAGAATGGCGTATACGTTCCCTGTCCGTCCCAGATATCTTCCGATCCAGTATCAATATCCGCGTTCCTGCCGACGATATAGACCTGCGAAAATCCGTTTCTGTCCAATCCCCGCGCTATGTCAAGCGCTTGTTCTCCGTGAAATAACATTGTGGCCTCCGTTAATAAATAATCGGCAATCCCAGCCGAATTTTACCTTCAATTTCATGAACTAAGCGTCGCAATTCTTCCGGCGTGAAAACATGCAATTCATAGCGCATTGTCACCATTGCGTCGTCATTAGTCTCGGAAATAATGCAACTTGAATCTATTTGTAGCTTATTCGCCAAATCGTATGCAAAGTGCCTCGCTATTTCCGAGCGCTCATAGTTTTTCCATTGCTCACATGTACCTTTAATTCTTTCTTTACTAACTGAACTCGTAATAGACAATTGCATCACTACACCATTCCCTTCCCGCTATACATATTTCTCATGCCCTATATGGAAAAAACCACAAAACGGGCATCCGTATTCAACTATTCTAAGATCCCTGGTTTTGGTGCGCATCTTTTGCGCCGCAGTTTGAGTGCCTTCAAGAGTTTCATGCTTTACCTTACGCTTGCAAGAATTTTTCTTACTCTGTCGTATTTTCATAAACTTTAATGCCATGCCCATCAGTTAAAACGCGATGAATAGGGCAGCCTAATAGTTCCTTTCCTTTGGATTCATATAACCCCATTGCTGCCGGAGAAACAGGCCCGTTGATTTCAGATATCATCTTGCGCCATGTTTCATTGTCGATATATATGACCATGCGTGGTTCTGCATAGCTGGCTTTTCTATCATATATTTCCTGTCGCAAATCGTAGAGCATCCTTGCAATGTCGTCGGCTATCATGTTGCTACACCATCCCCTTCTTCTTATGCTCTTTCTCGGCTTCCGCAAATTTCTTCTCAATCATTTCAAACAGCGCCCATCGCGTCCCAAGCAGCTCAAAATCCCTAGCCACTTGCGCCCGCTTCTGTTTTTCCGTCAGCGGCTTTTCGGGCAGTTTTGGGATTTCTGCCTGTGGGCCAATTTCATGAGCCAACTTGTGAA